TTAAGCCCTTCGAGCTTCACTCGCACCACCATTGAGCCTGTCCCCGAACTTGCGCACTGGGGCGGCATTCTGCTTGTTTGGATCGATAGAAGCCAGCCATTCATCAAGGCGGAGGCGGAGATATCTTTCGCCCCTTGTGGATTCCGTGAATTGCATAGGCTTTACCGGGCAGATGCGCTTGAACGTCTCGGCGCAGCAACCGCAGTATGCAGCCGCTGTTTTCAGATCTAGGGCTGCCGGCCAGTAGGGAAAATCGCTCATCAGGTCCCCACCTCCCCCTGTGAGGGCGGTGGGGTCGATCTTTCGGGGGTAAGGCCTAGTTTATACTGATCGCCGGGATCTTGGCGGCTGGGAGATAAGTGAGCTCTCGCGGAAGTGCGGAGCACATCATGTCCACCACTGTCCCCTATGAATCGAACATGCTTATTTTCTACGATGCCTTCACAAAGATGGTTGTCGTCACCTTTCGTGAGAAGGTCGGTTTTCTTGGCCCTTTCGTTGATAAATCCACCGCGTATGAGGCTGCTGAGGACTTTTGTCGGAAGCGCGGCTGGAAAGGATGAGCCCCAGTGCTCTAGGGGCGACGGGATCGACTCTGGTAGGAAAAGGCGTATGCTTGCCGCATCGTCACTCACCGAATGCGTAGACCGTGACGACCGAGGGTGGATATGTGCTCCCGTCTGCGTGACGCGAGAGGCCGCGACAGTGGCGCTAGAGAAGAATACCGAATTTCGATCCTTCCTGTTGCAATTGGCCGGTAGATTTTCGCTAGACGAGGCAATTAAGCAGCGTCTGGTAGAGAGGACGATCGCCGTTCTCTGCGACAGTCCTGATATTTTCGATCGCCACCGACCCGGGAATGCCGTCCTGCGTGTCATGTATCGACTCGCGCGAGAAGAGCTTGACTCCGCTTGGCGACCGAAACCCTGACAGAGGTTGTTAGTCACAGCGGTGGGGCGGTCGATCTGCTCGATTGCTGCCAGAATGAGGGCGGCAGCGCTGTAGTCACAGGGAACGCGTTCCATACTCATTGGACAACCTCCGTTTTGGCCACGAATGGTGCGCTGCAGAGAGGTCTATTCATTGATTTGAGGGCGAAGAAACCCGACATATCACTCACCCGGTCTTCAGTGCGAGGAGCAATAAGATGAACGCTCAAGATCGAAATCAACCGGTTCCCGGCCTGTGGGTTAGCCCCGTCCACGTTAGGATAGGGTTCGGCATACCCGAGACGATTAATAATCCCCTGGAAGGTTTGGATTATCTTTTGAACAGATGGCCGGCCGAGCGCGGTTTCCAATACGAGAAAGCAAAAGCCGCTTGCACCAGCGCGATCCAGCGATGCGGGTCCACTCTGGAGGAAGCAAGGGAAGCCTTTGCGATCGCGGCAGAACGAGATGGATCTCTGGAGGAGGCAAGAGACGCCTTTGTCGCCGCCGCGATGGAGGCGCATATCTTGGACTAAGGTCATCGCGACACCCCCACATGTGGTGAGGGCGGTGGGGTGTCGGACTCCTCGATCTGCTCGGCAGCGTCATAGATATCGGACGGGAAATAATGGCCGGCGCTATCAACGCTCCCACTATCGAGCAGCGCGGCATAGTTCCGCAGGCAGTCGGCGATGAAAGCCATGTTCGGGCCTTCGGCGGCCTTGGCAATGCCAGTTTCCGGGTGATTGTCGCTCATCTCATTGCCCTTTCTGCTGATCGGCCGGTGCGGGCAAAAGCCCTTGCGTCGCAATGCGTTCGTGAACGGTCTCGCCTGTAGGCAATAAGATCTGTCCCAAAAATGCGGCTTCGAATGAAAGGATGCCCGTCTCGATCGCGGTGATCTGGCCCTTGATCCAATCACGCAGGATCGACCAGACGGCGATCTGACCTTTCTCCAAGGCCCGGCGCTCGTGCTCGACCTTCGACATGCGCATGCGGGCTGAATACGGGTTCTGCCGCAGCCAGGCCGCTGCATATCCCTTCGCGCTGGCGGTGACCTGCACCATCCGGCCCCGATACTCGAACTGGATGGTGACCGTTCCAGCATGGAAATCTTCCATCGGCGCGAACTTCGAGCAGCCGAAGGCATGAATGGTCTTGCGAATGTCGTCCATGGCCGATCGGCCGGACGTGCTATTTTCGTAGGGCAATGTCACCGGCTTACGATCTCCCCAGTACGCCGATCGACTACCTCGCCGGACATCAGCTTTTTGAAACGGTTGTTGGAAAGGCGAGACGGGCCGGCCTTGATACCGAGATGCTTCTTGCGAGTGCGGGCGATCTTCGATTTGACCGCAACCTCGGTCGCGGTCTTTTTCCGGTGGGGCTCTTTCAGAGCAGGGAAGAGATTGCTTTCGCGGTGCTCGCCGCCAAGGATGAGCGAGACCCTGTGATCAAGATCCCAGGCGTCTCGGACCGGATCGATCTTAGCGCCGGTCAGATGGCAAATGCCATTCTCTCGATCGAAGATGCGCATACGCACCCGGTCGGGCACCTTCTGGTCATCGTGCTTGCCAACCCACTCAGGAACGCTACGGCTCATGGTGCGTCCCTTGCAGTGTGGTCGCGATCAGGTCAGGCTTACAGCTGCGCTTGCCTCTTTGGGAACATTTTGTCGCATGATGCGTTGCGCGAGTGCCGCGCGGTGACTGTCCCGCACCGACCAAGCGGCCCTTTCCAAATGTCAACTCTTGCCCCGCCAGCGCGGGGCTCTTTTCTGTGCCTGTTTGTTCCTGCTTTGATCTTTCAACATTAGGATGCTGCGTTACTGAAAGAACATGCTGCAGTTGCGGTCCATCCTGCGCTGTACGGTTCTCAATGCCAGCGATTGGCCGGGTGAGGTCGTTAGCCATTGGCGCGTCCCTCCCGAACTTCCCGGATCTGATCGACCGTGATTCCGCCGTTTTCCGCAAACCAATCCCACGAGCCTTCCGGTATGAGCTTGGCCGCCTCAAGCTGAGCGACGATCTGTTTAGGGGTGACGTTGAACCAGTCAGCGATGTTGATCGCGTGGCGGCGGGTGAACGTGCTGCCACCGACGGTGTGCATCTTGAACACGGTGGCGAGTTCTTCGGTGGTGACAGACATCAGCAGGTCCTCACATTTTCGAGGGCGGTCTGGACATCCTTGGAAAGCTGCTGGTCTTCGGCCTCCGCGAAGAGGCGAGAGTAATTCCAAGTCGTGTCGCGGAAGATCCGGCCGTCGATGTCATCGTTGAAGCAGGAAAGGATATCTGTCTGGATCGCAGCGTCTTCAGGCGTGGTGACCGTGAAACGGCCCAGAGCATCCGAGACGCGGTAGTAGCCGTCGGACCAGTCGCCGCGCGTCTGGTACATTGCGGCAGCCAAATCAAGACGCTGATCTTTGCAACGCAGGGCGTCCAGCGCCGCGTCCCAATCGGTCGTTTCGACAAGCCCGTGCCGAAGGATGATCTCGGCAAGCTTCAAGTCATTGCGGCGGCGCTCCAAGGCGGCTGCTTCTTCGCGCTCCTGATCGGCTTTCCGCCTGGCGTCTTCCTCTTCAGCCTGCCTGGCGTATTCGTCATAGCGAGCCTTCAGGCTGTTATAGGTCCATGATGCGGGCTCGAAACCGTCGGCGATTTTCACGTTCCGGTTAAGGTCGCCGAGATACCCGGCATCATGTCGGATCGACTTCGGGAAGCGTGCGCGGCTTTTCGTGTCTCTCTCGGAGTAAGAATCCGGAATACCGGCTTCCTTCATGACGGCAACGATATTTTCCCGTATGGCCTTGTTGACCTCGATCTTGGGAAGATTGCGCTCGTGCGCCTCGACGTCCTTCTTTCGGGCTTCCTCCAGTTTGGCGAGGGCGTGTGAGGCGATAGTCTTGGCCATCGGTTCGCGCCAGCGGTCGAGATCGCTCTTATAGCTGCGCGGATCGGACATGCATTTTCCGACGTAGCCGACGAATTCGAGCTCTTCAGCCATTGGCGCCTCCATTCCGAAGCCGGGCCAGCTCGCGGATCTTGAAATAGACATCCGACCCCAGGGAAGCGCCCTTGGCGAAAATCTCCTCCTCGATCGAGTTCAGGGCATTGAACAGCCGGTAGTGGCTGTTGCAGGCCAGAGCGATGAACTCGGCATTGGCGCGGTGCAGAACCGCAGAGCGCTCGTTGCTGGTGTGGGAAAAGCGGCAGACGTGATAGCTACCGTCTGCCATTTTCAGCGGGCCGCAATCGTCGGTGACGTTCACCGGCTCGATCGAGGTGTAGATAAGGCCGCCCGGCGTCGTTAACTTCAGCGACTGGACCGGCTTCCACGGAAGAGAGGTGTGGGCGACCAGATCAGCCATTGTCGACACCCCGCAGGATCTCGACAGTGGTTTCCAGAACATCGGCGTAGTGCTTAAGGACGCCTTCAAGCTTCGCCGGGTTGTTCGAGATCGCCCGCATGGATTCACTGATGGTCCGCGCCTTTGCGATGCCATCTGCGGACATAGCCATGATCAGCGGCGCCCACTCCTTCTCGACGGCTTTCGTCGCACTGGGCGAGATGGTCGTGTCAGCGGCCATAGGCAGCACATCGCGAGCAAAGCGAATCAGGAGATCGTTCTCTGTTTCAGGTGCCGGCGATCCTGAAGGGGCGGGGGGAGGATCGCCGGCACTGTCCGATGCTTCAACGGCGGCAGAAGCATCAGGATCGGGGGAGGAGACCGGCTCGGGGGTGGTACCGGCCTCCTCGGCAGACGTCTGTGGCTCGACGTGCTGCTCATCCGACGGCGGGGGTGGTGCGTCGGAATTCTGTGTTTCGGGTGGCAGGACCTCGCCTTCGATGATCTCGCCGGTTTGCGGATCGTGCGCCGGCTCTTCGTCGACATGCGCTGTCTCTTTGCGGAGTGTCGCGACATCAACGCCGGTCATATGGCTGAGCAGCTCGATCATCTGGTCGAGCGCTTCCTGCAGTTCAGGATCCTCGAGCTCGGAAAGGCTGCGGGGATATTGCATGTAGTCGCCGCCGACCGTCTTGGAGAGATTGACGATGCCGAGCGCCAGTTTGATCGCCTCGTGAGCCTCGTCGCGTGTTTTCCACGGAGTCTGACACTGCTTGAGCACCAGGCCGAGCACGGCGAACCATTTTCTGATCAGGACGCGGTCTTTCTCTTCGGTGAAGCGGACATAAACGACGGTGCCGCGGCGATAGCTGTTGAGGCGCTCTGCGTCGAAGGGGCCGGCCGGGATGAGCCGGCCGCCGTCGATCGTCATTCTTAGAGCCGGATACTCAGTTTTGGTCATTGAGCCACTCCCAAGCTTGGCGAATTTGAATTTTGCAGATGGTTGTGTTGGCTACACCGAACTCGTCAGCTATTTCCCTCTGGAGAGCTGTTCCACGGCGAGACCTGATTTCTGCTACCTGCTCGCGGGTTAGCTTCGCTGAGGTGGATTTCTCTCCTCTGGTGGAGCGCCCGTGGTCCACCATCTCCGCCATATTTTCGGCGTGGGTTTTCCACCGCAGATGCTTCTTCGTAATGCATCCGACGTGGCCCTTCCCGCACGAGTGGGCTGCCTCATGTTGCTTCGATGGGGCTGGCCCGTTCGCATGCCGACATACGAGACGCGCCGCAGCCTCCATTCGAGAGCCATTCCAGACGCGCGCGTTGCCGTTATTATCCACCCCATAGGGCCAAATAAGACATACGTCCCCTTCGTACCTGAAGGCAGTTTCCTTCAAGAACCTCTGAGGCTCGCCCTGAGGAGTACCGTTCGTCTTGGATGGATCTCCGGTAGTCCGCCAGCGCCTCCAATGCATTGCGCACCAGCCGCGGCCCTTCGCGGGTTTACCGCACCCATCAATAGAGCAGACCTTCACGAGGCACCCCCGATGCGCTTCTCGGCGCGCTTGCGGATCGCCTTGGCGATCGCCTGGTTGGTTTCCGCCTGCGGCTTGCCGTCGAAGCGAGCCATCGGATCGAACTCGGTCCAGACTTCTTCGAGGGAAGCCAAGTCGGAAACGACAGCGAGCGCGTCTTCGAGCTGCTCGAAATAGGTGGTGTCATCTACGACCACCGCATTGGCTGCTGCGACTTGCTCGACTGTCGGTTCATCGTGCTCGATGACGACTGCGTCTTCGACAGCAGGTTCATCTTCAGCCGGCGGCGCAGGAGGTGCGGGCGGTTTTGGAGGCTCGGGAGCGGCCTTCTCGTTGCGGTCGTGGTCAATGACACGGCCTTCCATTTCCTCGGCCGCATACATGCTGCCTACTTCTTCCGGGAACGCCTTGCGCAACGCTGCCGCTTCAACGCACTTGTCGAACTGGCCACGGGGCCGTCGCGCCCACATGTCGTTCGGGACGTCGGACTTGCCGACGCTGGCGTAAGTCTCTTCCCAGAAGATCTTGGTGTGGAAGGCGATTTTCTGGCCCTTCACGAACCGGTAGACGACGACGCTGGCCCACTCGGGAAACTTGACCGTCTTCGTGATCGTCTCGGCGCGGTTGCCGCTCCCGGTCTGGCCGGAGAACGTGCGATCGACCATCGGACCGAATTGGACTTCGTCGATGCCAGCATATTCGCCGGTGCGAGCCGCAGTGGTTCGGATCTCGGCGATGCCTGGCCAAACGGTCTCGACCATCTTTCCGAGCGCGCTGGACCACATCGGCACGACGTGAACGGGCTTCTTGTAGATGTCTAGGTTGCGGGCGCGGCAGTAGGAAAGCGCCATCGTGACGGCTTCGACCGTCTTGGCGTTCGGGAAGATCTGCTCGACTAGGACGCGCCACTCCGCCGGCTGGATATTAAACTCCTTGGCAACGGAAGATGCGATCGGAAGCCGCGAGGGCTGGATTTGGGCGATGGCGTTCATCAGAAACTGAAGTCCTCTGCAGGAGCGGTAACGGGAGCAGCGGACGCGACCGGCGCCTCGACGCGGCGGATGACCGTCTTCTCGGCCTTGTCGGATTCGGCCTTGATCTCGACGACCTCGACCTCGGTCTCGCCGCGCTTCGTCTCGACGACGACCTTGTCGCCGGGCGCGAGCGCCATGTCGGGGGCAATCCAGTAGTCGTAAGTCTTCTCGTCCTTCTGCCACTTGAATTTGACGGCAGCGACGAGGCGGGCAGGCGTGAACAGATCGGTCATCGGTCAATCCTTGCTGATGAGTGTTTTGGTCCGCCACGCCCGGCGTACGGCGTCGAACTCGATGCGGCATTCCAGCCAGGCGTAGTAGGGTGCCCGTTTGGCCTCACTCCACAGTTCGGCAACGAAGACCCAAACCATGAACGGTGGAGTGAAAACGATGAGGAAGAGACGGACCAGCATCAGCGCACCGTCGCGACTTCTTCGGTGGTGATGCCGGGAACGGTCCGACCGGCGTCGATAGCGCGCTGTGCGAGTTGTCGGAGAAGAGCCTGCGCTTCCGGATGGCTCGACATGTAGACGGCGAGCGCCGACCAGTCTGTCACTTCCTTGACGACGGTCTTGGCGGAAACGCTCGCTGCTTTGCCGTAAGAGCCGCGAATGGTGCTGGGCGCGGCGTCCGGCTGCACGTCGACTTTCGGTGCTTCGAGGACGGTGGTTTCGCCCTGCGGCTCGCCAGAAGTAGGTTCTGCTGCTCGTGCTGCTTCCTCGGCGGCGCGCTGGGCTTCTAGAGCCTTGCGCTCTTCCTCGCGGCGGCGCTGCAGCTTGACCGTCTCCCAAGCCGACATCGCGTCGCGGACCTGATCAGCGCCGGCCTTTGCCTTCTTGACCAGCGGCTGCCATTTGGCGTCGACGGCCTTGCCAGCCTCGAGGTGTGGTTCCTTCTCGCGGGTCCTGATCTTGTCAGCGTCTCGGGAAAGCTCATTCAATCGATTGCGGAGCGACAGAGCCTTCTCGGCGGTCTTGTCGTCGGTGATCTTCTCGTAGGCCTTCATGCCGGCGAGGGCGGCCTCTATCTGGTCCTTGAGTGTGGTGGCTTCGTCGACGTCGCCGGAATTGTCTCCGATCGTCGGCTCATCGGCTGGTGCAGGCGCGGTAGCAGCCAACTGGGCGGCAACGACCTTGTCATCGTCAGGCCAGCCCTTGCCTTCGAGAGCGGCGTTGTAGGCCTCGTAGGTGACCGGATACCGGCAGCACCACGACCAGATGTCTTCGGCGCGAACCTCGCGACCTGCGCGGTAGGCAACCAACTGCTCCGAACCTTCCGGATAGAAGATCGCGACCGGGTCGAAGGTCTTGTCCTTGTTCTTGGCGCGGTAATAGCCCTGCTGGGCGTCGCCGTCGTGAACGGGCAAGGTCTTGCCGATCGCGGCCGGGTTCTTCAGCGCTGCCTGCCACCAGGCCCACGGACCGACGATCTTTGCCACGTTGGTGCCGAGCTGCGACACGCCGTGCTGAAGAGGTGCGTTATCGACCATTGTAGGTCATCTCCTGATTGATGGCGGCGCGTTCCCTGAGCTGCTGCTCGGTCGGCGCGATAGCTATGACGGTGAGGACGCCGAAGGCGGCCATGGTGAAGATGAGGGTGATGGCCTTGTTGAGGGCGCGCTGGTGGCGGGCGTTATGTTCAAGGACTGGCGCGGCGCGACGGTTGATGTCGGAGAGGCGGGCTTGGATGTCGGTCATGATGCTGCCGCCCTCCGATTCGCCATCACAGTTCGACGAACGAGCTCATAGTTTCCGTGCAGCTCAGGTACCGGGCAGTTGGCAAACCCTTTCCACGGCGCACTGTTGTGCACCCGGTGAAAGAACTCGTTTTGTGCGTCGGTGCATTCGCGGAGGAGATTTTCTATCTCCGTCCGAAGCGCTGCTGTCTGGACATCTTTTGCGTTGGGAACTTTGGTCACAGCCGCGCTCCCAGAACTTCAGGCTCGAACACAGGCGTCTCGCCGTGGAAGTCATACCGGGAGCGATCTGACGGAAGCTCATCAACGAGCCTGTCCGTCTCACGGACGAGAAGGCGGAGAGCCTGATGATCCGGGTTGCCTTCGGTCACGATGCCTTTGCTGGCAGTGACGGCGTCCCATGCGGCACTGTTCAGCGCGCGAAGGGCCTCGCCGTAGGTGAGCTTACGCATAGAACTGATCCTCATCGCGAATATTCATGATCTGTCTGGCGTAGTCGTAGTGACCGCGACGAGCCGAGATGGCGCCACGGACCCACGACGGGCCTTTCCAGGCGTTGGCTTCGATGTGAGGAGCGGCGAGAGCGCCCATGCGCTGGGCTTCGATTGCCATGTAGGCGTTGCAGTCGTCGAGCGTGCGAGCTGCGTTCCAGCGGGCATCCCGCTTGGACTGTTCCGTCTCGATTGATCGAATGTGCTGCATCGCCGTCATCCTCGTTTTGGGTCCAGCAGACCGTTTCGCGGACTTCGCTTAGAGCGGGCTCAGTCGGCTGCTGTTGAGGAAATGTGCCACGTGGCAAAAACATTGACAAGTGGCAAAATGCCATCTGGCAAAAATAATTGCCATGTGGCACAAAGAGGCATGGCCGAAAACAATTCCGACAGCTTCTATATCGATCGAGCAAAGTGGATGGATTACGTTCACGGGCGCAGAGACTTCACCCACGGGGAATTCCGGGTGGCGTATTTCATCGCCAGCAAGATCAATCCCGAGGATGACTGCATGTGGTATTCAGTCAAGCGGATCGCGAGGGAGACCCCGGCAAGTCTGGCTACAGTCGAGAAGACAATCGCAAAGTTGGACCAATGCCGGCTGATCTATCTCGGCAAGCGGAAGATTGGTCGCCAGACGGTCGACACGTATTCGTTCCGGATGCCGATGGACGCGGAAGATCAAGCCTTCCGAGCAAGGAAAAAAACACGCAAAAAAACTGGGGGGAGAGGTCCACGAGTTTCATTGGATGAAACTTCACGAGTTTCATTGGATGAAACCAAATCTAATAACTCTGAACCTAATAAGGCATATATTTTTTAGATTTTTGCTCTGAGGGGAGTAATTGGAAAGGAAGCCCGAGCCTATTTGCAATCGCCAGAGGTCAAGACGAATGACGAATGCCCCTCCTTGAAGGTGTAATCATACACAGCCTGTCTGATTTCATCGGATTGGAATTTTGGCTTCCAGAATGAGCAAGCTCCGGGTGCGATTCCCGCTTTCATGGTTTCGCCTGGCGTCAAGGGCGTGGTGTCACTCAGCCGGTAAAAGTAGTGAACGTTCTTGCCATCCACAAAGATCCTTTCGAGGGATGTGATCGTGTCGATCTGCTTTGGTAGATCGGCATTTGCGTAATCGTTTTGGATTTGCGGAAGCACCACCAGTTCAGTCACATATCGAGACGACACGAAGCCAATGACGACCAAAATCGTTCTAAGCTTTGGCCATCTCTTCCCCAAAAGTCCGCCAAGCAAAGCGCCAATCGCACCGCAGATAGCCCCAACCAACCCGTAGACAGCTACCGATGGCCACGTCCCCATAAACGCGAGCATCATCCCCTCCACTGAAACCAGGCAACAACCCGGCCGTAAACTCGCACCTCTTCGCGAAGCAATTCATCCGGCTCGCCATATCGTGTCGTATTGTCCGAGATGACCAGAATCTTGTCGCTTCTAGGCATGAGTTTAAGCCGCTTGATCACGAGCCCATCGCCGACGTCACAAGCATAGACGTCTTCCGGATTCGGGTAGACGTGGGTCGTATCGATGAAGACCGTCGAGCCTTTTGGGAGTGTGGGCTCCATGCTGTCACCGATCACGGGCAGCGCCTTGATCTTGTCGAGGTTGCGCCAGCCAGCCTTAACGCTGTCAGGAAACGACCAGTAGCCGTCCATCATCGAAGGGTCGATAAGCGCGCCGTCATCGCGGTACTGGACATCAAGCATCCCGCCACCGCCGGCACCAGAGACGATCGTGAGGTTCTCCACGTCGCCATCAGCAGGTTTCGCCGCGATCATAGACGGCAGCTCGGCAGCTCGTTCAAGATCCTCGTGGTTGAAGTCGTCAGTCAGCTCGATCGGTTCTGCCTTCAGCGCCCTCGCAATGCGGATGACGTTCTCCAGGCTCAGTCCGCGCTTCCCGCTTTCAATGCGCGATAGGAACGTATGGGAGATGCCGGTTTTCTCTGCCAGCTCCTCGAGCGTGATTTCGTTTTTTTTGCGTATTTCGCGGATTCGGTTGGCCATGATCTAGCTATTTGCCAACTGGAAACAAAATCCAGCGCCAAGTGGCAAATTGCCAGTTGACAATATTGTGCCATGTGGCAAATTACGCCACATGAAGCTCGCAACGTACCTCCACGAAAACGATATCAAGCCGGTGGCATTCGCCGCCATGCTTGATGTGGCGCCGTCCACAATCACGAGGATTCTTCGCGGCGAGCGTACGCCGCGGATCGACCTAATCGGCAAGATCAAAACCGCAACAGGCGGCCAGGTTACGGCTGACGACTGGATGGACGCTGCCGCGGAGACCGCAGCATGAGCGCGTTCAAGCCCTACAAGGAATTGACCGTTCTGAAGCCTGTCACGGCAGAAGGCGTCTACAAGCTCACCAGCGCCTCCGGGCATGTGTATGCCGAAGTAGCGAGCGAAGAAGACGCCTATCGTTTCGCAGACTGCTGGAACGCCTGCAGGAAACTCGCTTTCCCGGAAGCGCACATCAACGCTACCGACGAGCATGCCAAGCGGACCGAGAAACTCCGCAAGGAGGCTTGGGCACGCGCCGAGGTTCTGCAGACGGAACTTGATCATCTCAAAGCTCCCACGGTGTCGGCATGACCTGGTCCTTCGATCTCACAACCGCCCCACGCGGCAAGACAGTCACCAGCGCTCGCAAGGTCGGCAACAACACCCACGAGATCACCGATTTCGTCCCGGACGTGATTTGGCTGGCGACGAAGTGCGGGAAGGTCTCTCGCTCCTACTGGATCCCAGAAAGCGGTAAGACGCCGGCTCGCTGGTCTGGCCTTGCAACACGCGAGGAGCCGGTGGCATGGCAGGCTTACATCGTGCCGGAGCATCCACATCACCAATCGGACGTCGGCGCATTCGCTGCAGTGAAGGGCAAAGCCCGACTGGCGAGCGCTGAGAGCGTTGAACCGCCGGCGTCCGGCCTCATCGTCCACAAGCACATTTTTCTCGACGACTGCGGATCGGGAGCCTGAGCCATGGAGTGCAAGTTCCACGTCGGCCAGAAGGTCGTTTGCGTCAACGATAATTTTGAACTCGGCTTCGCAAACCAAATCAACATTCCTGAAAAGGGCGTCGTCTATACGGTTCGTGATATCGAACTGGCGACGGGAGTTGCCGGCCAGAAGGCCATAATTGTCAGACTTGAGGAAGTCGTTAACCCGGTTCTCGACTGGGACAACGGAAGGATGGAAGTAGGTTTTTTCCCCTCTCGCTTCCGCCCGCTCATCACCCGCAAGACAGATATCAGCGTCTTCACGGCCATGCTCACCGGTCAGAAGGTCTCGGTGCCAGCATGACCAACATCGCAGCCACCGCGAAGAAGCTTATCAGTGAGGACCCGGCTCTGGCCGAGGAGATCCGCCGGCAGCTTTCCGACACCCATATCGAAGCCCTGACCCTTCGCCAGAGGCAGTGCCTCAACTTCATCCGGTCCTATGCCGCTGAGAACGAATGCGCGCCGTCGCTTGGGGTAATCGCCAAGCACATGGGGCAGGCGTCTCGGAGCAACGTGCATCGGATGGTCGTCGCGATCGAAAGCCACGGCTTTATCCAGCGTGGCGCATCCGGCGCAATCTCCTCTGTTGAGGCTGCATAGATGCTCGTCGTCGGTTTCATCATCGGCATGTTCTTCACCTGCGCTGTCATCGCTCTCCTCGATCACTTCCGATCCAAGGCGCCGATCGCTCCGCAGGCCGTCGAGCCTCATTTCCTTCCCCCGGTCGGGGAAGTCATTCCATTCCGCAATTCACGCCTGAACGCTCAAGGTTCCAAGCTCAGCTTTCAGGCTCCTGTCCGTCCGAACTCGGGCGGCTAACGCAATACCGGCGCCGCCCTCGGTCGCTGACGGACTATCCATAGCCCGTAGTGAAAAGGACGGCATTCACGATGTCAGAGAATGAAATTCACGGTCACTTCAAAAAAACACAGGGAAAATCAGCCATGAGTACGGCTTTAGCCAGTGAGTATGTGAGGAAGATGGTCGAGCGCGAGACCGCCGGAAACGGTGACGTCGAAAACGCGATCCGCCGCCTCGCTCGCCGGCACAATCTCTCTTTCTGGCAAATCATGCACCTGCGTGCGGGCAGGGCAAAGTCCGTCACGGTCGACGCCTTCACGTCGATCCGGCGGGCATACATCGACTACTGCGAGGCCGAGGTCCGGGCCTTGCAGGAGGAAATCAGACGGGACCGGGAACGCTACGAGGAAAACCATGATCTTCGCGATCTGGAAAACGAGGCTCAAGCGCTGGCTGCAAAAGTTCGGCTGGCAAGAGAAAGGATCGGGTGATGGCAGCAGCGCAGATAGGCGATAATTCCAAGGCCGAACAGCAGCGGCGCGTGACGCTCGCCTACTACCACCGCATCGATCGGGACGTGGAAGCTCAGAACCGCGCCCTCGCAGCGAGGAAGAAGGAAAACCGGCTTAACGCGAAAGCGGCCGGTATCCCGTCCTCGCAGCTCGATCACCTGCTGAAGTCCTTCAATGCCGAAGATCAGCAGAAGCCCGTCGACAAGCTGAAACGCGACATGGAGAACCTGGCTTATCTGGGCCTCATCCCAGATCCGACGATCAAGGGCGATCTGTTCAGCCGCGTCGATCGCGTCGACAGCGAAGGAATGATCCGGGCGAGAGGCTTCTTCGCCGGTCTGAACGGTCTCGACAGAGTTTCGGGGTTCGATGCGGCTTCTGCAGACGAAAAGCTCTGGCTCGAAAGCTACGACGCCGGCCGCAAGGAATACGACACGGTTCTCCCTGACATCGAAGCGCGCATCCAGGCCGAGACCGATAAGGAAGCGCCGCCGGAAGGCGAAGACGACTGACAGCTCCTCCCGGCGGCTCGTCTCCTCCCGACTTGAGCCGCCCACCTCCGCCGCGCGAATGCGGCCCTTTCTTTCTTCTTAGGCAGGTACTCGAAGATGGCAGCTCATAATGTCAGTGACCCGATAGGGCAGAAATTTGGCAGACTGACTGTTTTGCGTAGAGCTGGCAGTACGCCAGCTAAGTCTGCTCTCTGGCTTTGCTCTTGCACTTGTGGCGGAGAAACCAAAACAACGGTCACTAAACTTCGATCTGGACACAGCACTTCATGCGGGTGTGCTCGGTATGAAGTCGTATCTCAGTTGATGACTGTGCACGGGTTGTCCAGCCGTCGTCGAGGCCGCCACCACCTCACCAACACCTATTACAAGATGATGCATCGCTGCTTCACGGCCAGCGATCCTGCGTACAAGGACTATGGTGGTCGCGGCATCACCGTCTGCGATCGTTGGAAGAACGGTGAAGATGGTCTGACTGGTATCGAATGCTTCGTTCTCGATATGGGAACGCGCCCAAAAGAATCGAGCCTGGATCGGTTCCCAGACAATGATGGCCCTTACGCGCCATGGAACTGCCGTTGGGCGACGGCGAAGCAGCAAGCCAATAATCGTCGTCCTGCTGTCGAGCGCCGGCATCATCGTGCCACTCAGGAGGCCAGACCATGATCATATGCGGCCTCGATCTCGCCACTCGCAGTGGGTTCGCTTTCAGGGACAGCGACAAGCATCGATCGTCCATCATCTGCGGAACCTTCAGCGTCAAGGATTACGACTGGGAAGAGAAGTACGCTATCGCGGCCAATCTCTTCCATCGCCTCGTGAAGGAGCACAAACCAGACTTCGTCGCGATCGAGCGCCCGGAGCACGGCGTTAGACAGTTCAAAAAGAAGGGCAAGCCCGATCTCACCGGCAAGGAAGAGACGGTCTCGACCATCAACCCCGCCGCCCTGCAGCTCACCGGCATTGCTGGCGCCTGCATCGCCATATGCCAGATCGGCGGCATTCCGTATGGCACGATCGCAGCCACGTCCTGGCGACCTGTCTATTTCGGCAAGGGGATTAAGCCGCCGGAGGGGCAGGACTGGAAAGACCTCGCCATCGCTTATGCGCAGCGTGAGCAGATCGCTCTTCCATCCACCAGGGCTGAACAGCGGGATGCCGCAGAGGCGATCGGCGTCTGCACCTGCTGGCACAATTGCGCCATCCCCGAAATCAAATGGATGCAGCAGCGGTTCATGGAACTTCGATCTGGCGCATTCGATGCCAAGCGGAAGGCTGCGGCATGAACCAGCTCATCACCCGTGCATCAATCGCCGACATCGCCCGGCACCGAGACGCAGCCCTTTCAGCCTTTCAGCGTGCGAGAGCCGCAGAGGAGGAAGCCAAAGCCCAGATGGCCGAGGCCGCTCGTATCCTTAAGGTAGCCGCGCCGTTCGCCGCCGGATTGTTTTCAACCCATGACGTGAAGGACATGTCCGACCGTCACTATATCGACGGGCGCGTCTGGGACTCGGTGATCCACTCGACCGAGCTCAATCACCTCATGGACAAGAAGGCAAAGGACGATCTGCGCCAGCAGCTCATGACCGACGCGCCGGAATTCACCGAAGAAAACGCCTACGCGACGATCGAGCACTTCATGGCAGAAGCCGGGATGATTTTTCGCCGTGGCATCGCCGAAATGTTCTCCGATCTCGATCGGCGCTTTCGTTCGCACACCGGCTGGAAGATCGGCAGCCGTGTCATCCTCTCTGGCGCATTCGATGTCTACGGGCATTGGAACTATCACCGGGATCACCGGTCCACGCTGCAGGACATTGAGCGGACGTTCCTTCTCCTCGACGGACGTAAGCCTGTCTCGGACTATGCGGGCATCGTCGGGGAGATTGATCGCGTCCGCATGACCGACGGTTTCAGGAACGCCCGCCAGACGGAAGTCGAGAGCGAATTCTACACGGTGCGGATCTTCAAGAACGGCAACGCTCATCTCTGGTTCAAGCGCGACGACCTGGTGGCGCGAGCAAACCGGATGATCGGCGAATATTATGGCGAGGTCATTCCGGAGGAGCGCAAGCAGGAAGATGACGGCGGACTGCATGAGCCGAAGCGCGAGATGGCTCGCAATTACGGGTTCTTCCCGACCCCGGACAGCCTCGCAGAGCGCACCATCGAGACAGCCAGCTTGTGGACGAGGGAAGGGAAGCTTCGCGTCCTTGAGCCATCGGCGGGGACAGGTCAGCTTTCGAGGCGCGCAGTTAAGGCTCAAGCGTCGGTCGACTGCGTCGAATGCCAGCCACATCTGGCCAATGATCTCAAGACCGCCGGCATCTACGGCCGAGTGATCTGCGCCGATTTCTTGTCGCTGAAGCCTGACACCACTGGCCTTTATGATCGCGTCATCATGAACCCGCCTTTCGATCGGGAGCGCGATATCGATCACGTCATGCACGCGCTCAAATTCTTGAAGGATGACGGGCTACTGGTCGCGATCATGTCGGCCCACACCGAGTTCGCTGAAAGCAAGAAGGCGATCGCCTTCCGGGACCATATCGCCAAGCTCAACGGCACCTTCTCGGACAACCCCCGCAACTCCTTCTCAAGCGTCGGCACCAACGTGAACACGATCACGCTGAAGGTTTGGAAAAATGGAAGGAAAGTCTGGTGAGGTTGTTTTCAGATCTCTGGCCTTTCGGCGACCTGCAGCCGCACGCCTTCGACTTCATCATGGCAGACCCGCCATGGAAAATGCAGGAGTGGTCGGACAACGGTGACAAGTCGAAGTCGACACAATCGAAATACCGGCTGATGCCCTTGGACGAGATCAAGGCACTTCCAGTTCTCGATCTTGCTGCCCCGAACTGCCTTCTTTGGTTATGGGCGACAAACCCAATGTTGCCGCAGGCGCTGGAAGTCCTGAATGCTTGGGGGTTCGCTTTCGCCACCGCCGGGTCGTGGATGAAAACCACCCGGAACGGCAAACAGGCTTTCGGTACCGGCTACATCTTCCGAACCTCCAATGAACCAATCCTTATTGGCAAGCGCGGCGAGCCGAAAACCTCTCGGTCTGTCCGATCTTCGTTCCCCGGTTTGGTGCGTGAGCACTCCAGAAAGCCGGAGGAGGGCTATCGCGAAGCCGAACGGTTGATGCCCAACGCAAACCGCCTCGAGTTGTTCAGCCGAACCGATCGCAGAGGTTGGACGGTCTGGGGCGATGAAGCCGGAAAGTTCGGAGAAGCCGCATGAACGCTCACCCCTCCGATATCCACAAAGGCAAGCGCAAGCAGGACGAATTCACCGAGGAGGAGCGTGCCCTTCATTTCGGCCATGCCGAAGAAGTGCAGGAGGTTCCATGCAACATCATGGCAGAGCAGGCGCTCCTTGGCGCCATCCTCATGAACAACGAAGCGCTCGACGCGCTGCGCGTCCCGATTGAGCCGGAGCATTTCTTCGAGCCTGTCCACCGCCAGATATTCGATGCGGCTGTTGATCTTCGTCGTGCCGGCCGGGTCGCGAACCCGGTCACGGTCAAGAACTTCGTCACCGACGGCATGGTTGGTGAGATCACCATGGCCCAATACCTCGCTAAACTGGTCCATGCGGCCGTTAGCGTGCTGAACGCGCCGGACTATGCCCGAGCTATCATCGAGACCGCCGCCCGCCGCGCCTGCATCGCTCTCAGCCAGAAGATGGAGCAGACGGCCTATTCCAAAGAGCTCGACATCATGGACGAGTTCGACGCGCTCCGGGCGAAGTTCGAAGCCGTCAGCCGTGCGCTGAGCGGCGAGGAGAAGACGAAGACGCTGGCCGAGGCGTCGAGGCGGTCTCTTGCCACCACAGCCGCCGCCTATCAGGGCAGAGGGCTGTCCGGTGTGGATTATGGCGTTCCCTTCCTGATGCAGATGATCGGGCCGCTATTGCCGGGGCAAGAGATCATCATCGGCGGCATGACCAAGCACGGGAAATCCTCTCTGATCGAGCAAATCGTGGCCGGCGCTGCGATCAACGGGCACCCGGTCTGGATCAATTCAGGCGAGATGAAGGACGAAGAGCTTGCCCGACGTGCTCTTGCCCGTCTGACCGATATCAAGGCTTGGCAGCAGGTGCGCGGGAAGGTCAGCGATCACGACTACGAGCGGCTCGAAACGGCTCGCCGCAACGCCGAGACGTGGCAGGACCGGGTGTTCATCCGTGATGACACCATGACGCTGCGCCAGATCGAACGCGACCTAGCCGAATTCTCAAAGCGCAACCCCGGCGGCATGGGCGTTGTCGATCACGTCGGCCTCGTCGAGAAGGACAGCAACCACGCTAGGACGAATGACGCTGAGTTCTCCTCCATCGTCACACGCAAGCTGAAGGTCTTCGCCGGCAACAACAAGATCCCGATCGTTGCGGCCGCGCAGCTCAAGAAGAACATCTTCGAGATCACCGATCGGACCATCAACCGCAAGACGTTCATGAAGGTGATCGGCCGGCGCCCGAAGGCTGCCGACCTGTTCGGGTCCTGCGAAAAGGACGCGGACCACGTCATCACGCCTTTCCGGGCGGAAGCTGTCATGGACGAGAACGAGCCGGCCGAGATCGATGACCTTCACATTGTCTGGGAAGAGGTCATGGGCGACGTCCGCAACAAGGCGGAGATCGTGCTCGCTCTCTCCAGGCATACCCGGTGGCCGCAGCGCAAGTCGGTCGGATGGGATGGGCCGCGGACGATGTTCACCGAACTTCACCAGAACAACCAAGGGAGTTTTCTTTGACCCGATCCCTTTCCAGACCTTTCGTGACGCTCCAACCGGAGGAGCTCAGATGTTAGCCGCGATTAATGGTTTTCATCATTTCGACGAGCTCGGCCTTGAATGCGGACTTATTGACGCCGGAGTGCGCTCGTCGGTGGCAGTTCGGGCACAACGCGATGACGGACTTTGGGTCGTCAGGTCCGCCGTCACTCAACCGTTCTATATGGTGTGGCTCGAGATACGGCTCGCCATCCTCTCTCAAGAATGGCGCCGGCTTCCTTTCGTACTCGCAAAGGCCTTTTGCGCGGGCCAACACGTAAGCTCGAACAATGCGGCTACGTTCGTAAACGGTACCCACTTGAGGCTTTCCGGGCACGGACGGTTTAGAGGCTGCTTCGGCGAGTTTCCGAAGCTCCTCAAGAGTGAGCTCAGAGAGCGGGCGCTTGGTTGTGTCGCCGGCCTCAGGATCTTCATCAATCGTGTCGTTGATCTTATCGAGCGGTATCAGTTTAAAAACGATGGCCGGTCGCATTTCCTTGTTTTCGTCCGGAGCGTCCCGCCATTCGAAACCGTCGCAGACATATTCTCCGAGGAATCGCAGACGCTTTCTCTTCTCGTCGCGGAAGAGAAGGAGGCTCTTGCCCTTCTGACTATGTTCCAGAAGGCCTTTGTTGCGATCGCTCAGCTTCATGGGGCCAAATCGCCCCGCACCGAAATATTCAAAGGTTTTGTCTGGGAGCTCGCGGTCGTCGTATCCGTGACCGATGCCTTTTTCTCCGGTGATCGCAATGACCACCGCAGCATCTGCGGGGGTAATAATGCCGCCCTGAGGCTGCCCCCCAAACTCTCCATGTATGTCCTTCTTGCGGTTGTAAATTCGGCCGCGCTCAAATCCCGAGGTCATGCAAAATCTCCATGCAGAACAGGCTCTTCCGTATCTGCCATCGGTTGCATTCGCGTAAAGGAGCTCGGTTAATGAACCAGTTTTCAATCGGTGCGCAGCCGGTTCCAGGCGGATTTGTCGCCTGGTTCCGCAAGGTCCACAAAGCCTCCAATGAGGTCCTCAAGGGCAAAGGCGGCCATCCGAAGATATTCGAGACGAGGGATGCTGCGACCGCGGCGGCCGGCGAGGCTCTCGTCGCTTACATCAACGGCTCTCTGGTCCGCGATGGTGAAAAGCTGAAGGCAGTATCCGCTGCTGACGCTGCTTTCAATCTGAAGCCCTTCATCAAGCAGCGCGGAAGTGAACGCCGGACGATCGTCGAGCGGGTAGGGGGTGATGCATGAGCCGACGCCCCAACGTATATCTCGACCTCGACGGCGTCATGGCCGACTTCGATGCTCATTTCCCGGCTCTTTTCGGCGTCGATCACCGTAGCATGCTCGACGATGACATGTGGACGCAGATCAATGCCCACCCGAGCTACTTCCGTGACATGCCGCAATGCCCCGGCGCAAAGGAGTTCTTCGACCGGATCTCGTGGCTGAACCCGATCATCCTCACGGCTTGCCCCAAGACCAATTACGCCAACGCGGCGCGCCAGAAGCGGGAATGGGTGAGAGAGCATCTTTCCACCGCCTGCCACGTTATCCCGGTCATGGGCGGCCACAACAAGCCGCTGTTCATGCACTCGCGTGGAGACATTCTGATTGACGACTTCGAGCGCAACACCAAGGCCTGGCAGCTGGAGGGAGGCTTCGGGATCCTCCACAAGGATTTCGCCACGACACGCGATGAATTGGAACGCGAAATGGTGAGGAGTGCTGCAGCGTGAGCACGGTAGCTAAAATAAACGACGGGCGGGAGATCAGCATCGCAACGCTTGCCCGGTTGTGGAACGAGGATGGGCTTTCAGCTGCCCAGATCGGCAAGGTACTCGGCCTAACCCGCATGCAGGTTCTCGGTCACGTCCATCGTCATCGTGACGTATTCAAGTCCCGCAAGAAGAAGCCGCTATACACCCGCACCAATGGCGTTCCGCCGAAACTCCTGCCTCCGAGACCAAAGCGGGAGAAGAAGGCAACCGACATCGAGAAGACCGACGGTCGCCATTATAGCGCCAAAGGCGTTCACAGGGCGCGCATGGAGGCCGCCGCGCGCGAGGCTGGTGAATTCCAGGACGGCACCGCGGAGCTCCTTCAGATCGAGGAAACCGATCAGGACAGGATGCTCACCGGCAAGGAGCTGCATGACCTCGGGCTGCACGAATGCAAATGGCCATTGAACAGCGGCCATCCCTTTATCTTCTGCTCATCCGGCACCGACGGCGGTAATTACTGCACTCATCATGCACGGCGTGCTTATCGGCCACGGGAGAAAAAATGACAGATCCGTCCGAGCACCCGGAGGCTTTGGCGATCTTCGCCGAGTACGGCATTGCCGTGGTGCCGGCGCATGTCATGCCTTCAATCGGTCAAACGAGGGCTATAGCCACGCTCGACCGCATCAGAAAGCGCCATGGCGAGGAGCACGCGCGGTTTGTCGTGATGACGCTGGCAGAGACCGCGAACAACAAGGCGTTCATCGATGAGACGTCCCTGTGGGTCGTGAGCGACATGGTCCGAGCTGCCAGGAAGAACTTCCCTGATCTGGTCGACAATGACGTCTCCGCCTGGTTCGATTTCTTCGACAAAATCCCGCTGGGCTATCTACAATTCTGGGCCTTTGACCTGGATGGCGTGGTCTCGAAACGACAAGCCCTCGGGGGGATGATATACGAGAGGATGCGGCGGCGCTTTGGTGCGCTGGCGGTCCAGCCCGACCTTCTGGACGATAGACGAGGAGCAGCATGAACAAAGAAGAAATCATCGATCTATTCATCAAGGGCGCGACGATCGAGAAGAGGCTGCCGGCGGAATTCGCGCGGCCCGAGCCGCTGAGAGCGCAGCACATCCCATACTTCCATACCGCCGAAGACATGCGCGGCTGGTTCTCCGTCGGAGGACGGACCAGGAGCGAACGTGTCGCCAACCGCAAGAAGATTGGCGACCAGCAGGAGGATGGTGACTTTGGGCGGTACGTCGAAGAGCGCATGGCCCTATGGGATCCGGATCACCAGAAGCTCGAGCCGACGGACATCTCCGACTGGGAAAAGCGCATGAGCCTTGTCGCCAGGGTGACCGTCGAGAAGAACCGGCGCGCACTTTGGGCATGGTCCCGGGCAAAAGCCGGAGGCAAACCATTCACCAAATGGTGCAAGTCCGAAGGCATTCATGAAATGACCGGACAGCGCAGAAAAGACAAGGCAATAGCGGAATTAGTTCATCTTCTTCGCGAGGATGCGCAGCATAGTGAAAACGGCGAAATTGCTGTGTTGCCTCTACCCCCTGTTTTTTGGCATGTTTCAGATAACATCGCAGCCGACGCGCCGAGAGACGAGCGCACCGCCTACAGGGAACCGGATGCGAAGCCGATGGCCTGCTACTTCGATAGCGAACTGACCGATTTCGATTGGGCTCTCAAGCAAAACGAAAAACGCAGGGCGCGCGAAGCCAAACGCCGCGAGGAAGAGGCCAAGAAGCACCAGGCCGCATGACGCGGCAGAGTTCATGTCGGAGTAGAGCAGCCCGGTAGCTCGTCAGGCTCATAACCTGAAGGCCGCAGGTTCAAATCCTGCCTCCGCAACCAATCGGGAAGGCGCTGGTAGCCCAGAATGATATGCGATCCCGGTTCGTTCGCGGTCGCCTCTGTCGTTCCTTCCCGAAGAGAAGGGATGTCGCAGAATCCGGTCTCTGCACCCAATATAATGAAACGCTAAAATAGGTCTTGATTTTTCCGCTTCTTCTCCTAATCTCTGCGCCGTCAAACGCGCTTTGATAAAGGAGATGGCTATGGCGACCAACCTGTTTGACGCACCGCTGTTCCTGAAAAAACCGCACTACATCCAGGAACTCGCTAGCCTCGAAGACGTATTCGACGTCCTTGATGACTGGCCCGAGGATGAAAGAGATAGTACCTACGAGGTGCTTGAAAAGGCTTGTCGCATGGCGGCTCAAGGGATCTTCCCTTTGCCAGCGATTCGGGAAAATTTTCGACGGTTCCTGATAAAGCGCAACATACTGGCGAATATCGAGGAAGTGCCAATCCTCGCTAAGCGCTCGACTAATCGCAACATCGGCTCATAAGCGCAGTACAGGCGCCAAAGTACCTTATCCAGCCCGCCCGGTGCGCCGAGGCGGGCTTTGTTTTGGAGAGCGAGATGGAAATCGAAGTGCAAGAGGCGCTCGAAGGTAAGCGGTGTGCCGCTCCCACCAATCGGAACGGGCTGTCAGGTCACGACCCGGCGAAGCCGCTCAAACCGTTTTCAGCAATGCAGCGTCCTTTCCGTTTATCTCGATGCAGGAGAAGACAACTGTTCCACGACCTTATCGAGATTGAAGCTCGCGGGCTTCTGTCGAGGCGGAAATTCTTCGAAGCTACTTAGCCAATCTGCCGCGAGGGTCTGAAGCGGAACCTGGACGAAGGCGTGGTCGGCGAGCCATTTGTCGTAGAGAATGGATTCATCACCACGCTCGAAAGGATCGGAGCGCAGGTTGAACAGTTTCGGAATGCGTAGCTCCTCGAATCCCCGCATCCAGACGCCGATACCATCGTGGTTCTGCTCCAAAAAGACGGCTTTCCAGTCGTTATAGCGAATAGACACAAGCTGTCCGTCGTCGTTCCAGTAGATGAACTCGCGTCGGGGGGCTTCCTTCACTTCACCCTTAAAGAACGGAATGAGATTATAGCCGTCGAGGTGAACCTTGAATGTCTTGGTGCCGAACGTTCCGCCTTTCAGGCACTTGACGACAACATCCGGATCGCCGCCTGCCGCCGCGAAAGTCGGGATCAGGTCATAGTGCGAGAATGTTTGGTTGAAGACGGTGCCAGGCTTTATGGTGCCGGGCCAACGGATGAGCATCGGGACCCGATAGCCACCCTCCCAGTTCGTCGCCTTCTCGCCGCGAAAAGGCGTGTTGCCACCGTCCGGCCATGACATGACTTCCGCGCCATTGTCCGTCGTGAAAACGACGATGGTGTTATCGGCAACCCCGAGTTCTTCCAGCTTCTGGAGCAACTGCCCGACATAACCGTCCAGCTCCACCATCCCATCCGGATAAAGGCCAAGGCCCGTTTTGCCTTGGGATTCCGGCTTCAGGTGGGTAAAGACGTGCATCCGCGTTGGATTGAAGTAGCAGAACCAAGGCTTCTCGGCCTTCTGCTGCCGGTCCATGAAATCCATCGCAGCGCCGAGAAACTCCTGATCCACGGTTTCCATTCGTTTGACGGTCAGCGGTCCCGTGTCCTCTATCCGTCCGTCGGCCGATGCCTTGATGACCCCGCGTGGTCCGAACCGTTTCGCAAAATCGGGGTTTTTGGGATAATCGGGATTCTCTGGTTCTTCCTCGGCATTCAGGTGGTAGAGATTGCCAAAGAACTCGTCGAAGCCGTGGTTGGTAGGAAGGAACTCGTCCTTGTCGCCGAGATGGTTCTTGCCGAATTGGCCGGTAGCGTAGCCCAGGGGCTTGAGGAATTCGGCGACGCTCGGATCCTCGGCTCGCAGCCCGATATCTGCGCCAGGAAGCCCGACCTTCGTCAGTCCCGTACGAATAGGAGATTGGCCGGTAATGAATGCAGCGCGACCGGCGGTGCAACTCTGCTCGCCGTACCAGTCTGTGAACAACGCACCTTCGGTCCCGATACGGTCGATGTTCGGTGTCCGGTAGCCCATCATACCGTGGTTATAGATGCTCGCATTGAACCAGCCGATATCGTCCGCCATGATCATCAAGATGTTCGGTTTGCGCTCCGCCCCTGACGAGGTGGCTTGCTGCGCAACCGTGAGACTTGGCCTCAATAACGGTAACGCGCTTGCAGCGAGTGCCGTGCTCGCCACGAGCAGGTCACGCCTGCTGAGACCATTATGACTTCCGCAAACTGCTGCTTGCTGCTTGTCGTCGACCATGGCGTATCTCCCTGCGAAAGAGGTAAAGCGGTATCCACGCCGAGAGGCTAGTGATCGAGCAAACAAAGGGAAGTACGTTACGGTAACATGACTGACTGTTACAGTAACAACGCTCGGCGGATCAGGGCTCGAAGTGGCGGCTGGGCTTCGCCTGAAGTCGGATTCCTTCTCCCGCCAAACCGCCGGCCGACACGATGTCGCCGTCACCCGCAAAACCATCGTTCTCTTCCTCGAAAGCCTCGACCCGGAGCTTACCGTCGGCGAGCTTCGCGAATACCTTGATCAGTAGGAGATTGTCATGACGACGAAAATGCGCTGCAAAGTCCGCGTCGGGTCTTGCACCCCATATCGCAACCCTGAGACGGGGGCGACCATCAGCGAAACACTGCGCTTCCACGGGGTAGCGAAGAATGATGGCCCGTACCCTGCCGATGGCAGCGATGAGAACAACACGTTCTCTAAATACTCCCCTTCGGTGGATTTCAGCATCATCGTTGCTAACCCGGCGCTCTTCGACAAGTTCACAGCCGGCGACACGTTTTACGTTGATTTCACGCCCGCGGCATGACCAGGGAACGCGAAGAAGACACCGAAGAGCGCCAATACAGCTCCGGCATTCGTCTCCCCGGAGAAAGCCTACCGAAGACCCACCCGGACTACGCAACAGACGGACTGACAGAGCCGCTGAAGCCGATCGTTCGCGAGGGTGGCGAAGAACAAGACGTTTCGGAGCCCGCGACATGAAGAAAGCTGTGATTGCAGTTCTATTCGGCATCGCCGTCGCCTGCATGGCTGCCGCTTTCCTCACGGCTTGTCAGTCGTATCAGCCGCCGGGTGAGGGGATCTGGCGGGCACTGTAGCCGGAATTATACGGGCTGCGTTTCGTCGGAGATAAAACGAGCTGTTGAGTATTGGACCACGATCCATTTTTCGACGGTGATGGTGCTGCGCAAGGTCTTCTCTGCCTCGGGCTTTATCGACTTGAACGATTTAACCGCCTCGTCGAGCGTGCCGAATTCAGCCCGGAGGGTGGTGTTGGGGAGTCGGTTCCAATCGGGCTTAGAGCTTCTTATCCATGTCACCCATCCAAGCTCCTCTGCCGCCTGCAGGAAAGCGAAGTGTGGGGAATTGCTTTCGTTAAGGTCATAGGTCGCGATAAACGCAGGCATGCGCTTTCTCCTGTGCTGGTTGCAGCAACAGCAGGGCACATCCGATTGAGTCGCGGAAGCGAATCGGTCGTTTGACGAGCCGAAATCTTCACGCTGTGCCCATTGTTCACGTTGTTCGACCTTTCCACAGGTGAAATCTAAATTAGACGGAAAATAGATGGCGGTTGGAAAGAAGACGGGAGGCCGGCAGAAAGGCACCCCGAATCGGGCCACAGCGCGCCGGGAGAAGGAGATCGCCCGATCGGGTACCACTCCTCTTGAATACATGCTCAAGGTCATGAGGAACCCAAAGGCGAGCAATGACAGGCGCGACGACATGGCGAAAGCTGCGGCGCCATATGTTCATCCGAAACTAGCCAGCATGCAGCACTCCGGTCCCAAGGGCGGCCCTATCCAAACCGTCGACCTCACCAATATGAGTGCAGATGACCTCGAACGCCTCGAAGCTCTCTTCGGTCCGCTTGCCGGTGGATCCGGCGATGATGATGAGGGCGATCAGAGCGGAGAAGGCGAGGCGAGCAACTGAGGCAGAACGCGAGCGCATCGCCAAGGATGCGGAGCGCATCCGGGCGCGCTGCAAGACCCTGGCTGGTTTCGTTCGTGAAGCATGGCATGTGCTGGAGCCTACGCAGCCGTATATCCATGGCTGGCATATCGACGCGATCTGCGCCCACCTCGAGGCGATAACGAACGGCACCTTCCTTGCGATGGGGCTTTCGAACCGGCTCCTGATAAATGTGCCGCCTGGCACGATGAAATCGCTTCTCGCTTCGGTGTTCTGGCCGGCGTGGGAATGGGGCCCAATGCAGATGCCGGGGATGCGGTATCTGTCGACCTCGTATTCTGAGACCTACGTCAAGCGCGACAGCCGCCGCATGCGTGATCTCATCAAGTCGGAGTGGTATCAATCTCTCTGGCCGGAAGTGAAGCTAAGCCGCGAGGGCGAGGCGTCCTTTGCCAATGATAAGACCGGGTTTCGCGAAGGCGTTCCCTTCACCAGCATGACCGGCGGCCGTGGCGATCGGGTGATCATCGACGACCCGCATTCGACCGAGACCGCCGAGAGCCCGGCCGAGCGGCAACGCACGACACGCATCTTTCGCGAATCCGTCCCGTCTCGTGTGAACGATCCGGAGCGGTCAGCAATCGTTGTGATCATGCAGCGCCTGCATGAGGACGATGTTTCCGGCCAGATCATCAAGCTCGGGCTCGGCTATCAGCACCTCATGCTGCCGATGAAGTATGAGCCGGAGCGGCAGTGCCATACGGCGCTGAACTTTGCCGATCCTCGATCAGATGAGGGGGATTTGCTCTTTCCGGAGCGGTTCCCAACGGAAGTGCTCATTCGAGATCAAAAGGCGCTGACAGAGTATGCAGTCGCCGGCCAGTACCAACAGCGACCAGTGCCCCGTGAAGGCGGCATGTTCAAGCGAGAGTGGTTCACCGGCAAGGTTATCCGCCAGGCGCCGGCCGGAACGATCTGGGTGCGGCATTGGGACTTGGCCGCCACGAAGAAGGTCACCGCGGCTAGGACCGCAGGCGTAAAGCTCGGATTGGCCCCGGACGGATCATTCGTTGTCGGCCATGTCGTCAAGACACAGGACGAGGGACAGAAGGTCCGCACCCTGATCAAGGGAACGGCGGAGATCGATGGCAAGGACGTCATGATCAGCCTTCCGCAAGACCCGGGGCAGGCCGGCAAGGTGCAGGCACAGGACTATGTCGCTCTCCTCGCCGGATACATCGTGAAGGCCGAGCCTGAGACGGGTGACAAGGCCACTCGCGCGGAGCCGTTCTCAAGCCAGTGTGAGGGCGGAAACGTTTATCTCGTCCAAGGCGAGTGGAATGAAGATTACCTCGACGAGCTCTGCCTCTTTCCGGGCGGCTCGTTCAAAGACCAGGTCGACGCATCCTCGGGCGCCTTCGGGCGACTGCTCAAGCCTCGACCGCAGCAAGCCCTTTTCGGAACATACGGAACCCGCTGATGCCTGATGCAAAGCCGAGCGACGTAAGCTCCGACTACAAGGCGATGAAGTCCTATTGGGATATGGTGGAAACCATTCTCGGTGGGGCAGACGCGATGCGTGCGGCTGGTGTGAAGTACCTGCCGAAATTCCCGAACGAGAGCCAGCCGGACTACGATTTCCGCCGGCAGAACGGGAAGTTCACGAACATCTTTCGCGACATCGTCGAGAACCTGGCGGCAAAGCCGTTTTCGAAGGAAGTAGCGCTCGGCGCCAAAGCATCCGATCGGATCAAGAAGCTTTCCGAGGATATCTCGGGGCAGGGCGATCATATCCACGTCTTCGCCGCCAATACGTTCTTCCGGGGCATCTCCTATGCGATCGACTGGATCCTGGTCGATTACACGAAGAATGTCCCGGCGAACGCCACCATCGCGCAGGAAGAGCAGATCGGCGCTCGCCCTTACTGGGTTCCGGTTCCTTGCGTGAACCTGCTGGCAGCATATTCCGAGATGATCGGCGGTATTGAGACCTTCGTACATGTCCGGATCAAGGAGGACGTCACAGAGCGCGACGGCTACGGCGAGAAGACAGTCGAGCGCGTCCGCGTCCTGAACCGCAAAGTGATCAAAGACGAGCGAGGCGAGGTCATCTCGGCCGCACCGGCGACATGGGAGTTGCTGGAAAAGGAATCAGACGGGCCAAATCAAGCCGAGAAATGGGTATCGAAGGGCTCCGGTCCCATCACCATCGGCGTCATCCCGATCGTCCCGTTCCTCACCGGTCGGCGCGTTGGTCATTCATGGCGAGTGGTTCCGCCGCTGAAGGACGCCGCTTTCCTGCAGATCGAGCACTATCAGCAAGAGAGCGGCCTGAAATACGCGAAGGAGCTAACCTGCTTCCCGATGTTGGCCGGCAACGGAGTTACTCCGATGACGGGCGAGGATGGCGTGCCACTGCCGGTTCCGGTCGGGCCGAAGTCGGTTCTCTATGCCCCGTCGAACGGCGATGGCCAACATGGGGAATGGAAGTTCATCGAGCCTTCTGCGGAATCGCTCAAGTTCCTGGCCGATGACGTCAAGCAGACCGAACAGCAGCTTCGAGAGCTGGGCCGCCAGCCGCTGACAGCGCAGACTGGAAACCTGACCGTCGTCACGACCGCATTCGCCGCCCAGAAAGGCAACAGCGCGATCCAGGCATGGGCGCTGAACCTCCGGGACGCGCTCGAGAACGCGATGAAGCTCACTGCCATGTGGCTGAAGGAAGAGACGGAAGCAGAGGTCCAGGTTCACGACGACTTCGATCTCGATCCGAACGATGAGAAGGGCCCGGATTCGCTGCTGAAGATGCGCGAGGCCCGAGACCTGTCGCAGCGCACGCTATGGAGCGAGATGCGCCGCCGAAATGTCCTGTCGCCAGAGTTCGACCCGGAGGCGGAAGAGAAGGCGATCCTCGACGAGATCCCCGGCGATCCGTCGGAAGAAGAGATTGATGCGTCCCTAGGCGGCAAGCCGCCGGCGCAGAACGCAGCCTAACACACAGATCAGGCCGCCTATGCGGTTTCACCACGTCGCTGGATCGTTCAGCGGCGCGACTACCCATGCCCGTCAGCGGACGCAAGAGCGGGCGATAGGAGCGGATGCTCCATAGCGACGGGCGGATGCCCGAGAAAGACCAGCCATGAAGCTCAAGACCATCACCCACGACGGCAAGACCTATGCGGAAGTGCAAGACGGCAAGCCCGTTTATGTGCATGACGACGGCAAGGAAGTCCCTTTCGACGCTCCGACGACGGCGGCCACCATCACCCGGCTGAACGGTGAGGCCAAAGCCCATCGCGAAGCCAAGGAAGCCGCTGAGACCAAGCTGAAGACGTTTGAAGGCATCGAGGACGGCGAGGCTGCCAAAAAGGCGCTGGAAACCGTCAAGAACCTGAAGGACGGCGATCTGGTCACGGCCGGCAAGGTCGAAGAGATCAAGGCTGCTGCGAAGAAGGCAGCGGAAGAACAGGTTGCCGCTGCGGCTAAAGCAAGCGGCGAGACCATCGCCACTCTAACCGGTGAGCGGGATAAGCTGCAGGCTGACCTCTACTCCGAGAAGATCGGCGGCGCCTTCTCCCGTTCGAAGTTCATCGCCGACAAGGTCGCAATCCCGGCCGACATGATCCAGGCCCAGTTCGGCCAGCGGTTCAAAGTCGAGGATGGCAAGACCGTCGCCTATGACGCTGCCGGCAACAAGATCTATTCCCGCACGAAGCCCGGCGAGATTGCCGACTTCGACGAAGCTCTCGAAACCATCGTCGACAGCTACGCCCATAAGGACGCGATCCTGAAGGGCACCGGCAATTCTGGCGGCGGCGCCCGCCCTGGAAACGGCGGCCAAAGCAATGGCGCGAAGTCGATGCCTCGCGCTGAATTCGACGCTCTCCCAGCAATGGAGAAGAGCGCCAAGATGGCGGCCGGCTTCACCGTCACCGACTAATACCCAGCACTGCTGGCGGACCATTGCCGAACCCGGATGGGGGCGGCGAGCGGGCTGGATGGCCCAAAACAAAACCCTCATCTTTGAAACGCTGAAAGGAAAGCCGCAATGGCTAACACCATCACCGCAGTGCTGCCGTCTCTCTACGCCGGCCTGCGCCAGGTATCCCGCGAACTCGTGGGCTTTATCCCCAACGTCCAGCGCGACGTCTCTGTCGAACGTGCTGCCGTCGGCCAGACGGTTAACGTTCCAGTCGTGCCGGCCGCGACCGGCGGCAACATTACCCCGGCTTCTGTGCCGCCGGATGATGGCGACCAGACCATGGCTACCATCCCGATCATGATCGACAAGTCGAAGTACAGCCCGGTCCGCTGGAACGGCGAAGAGCAGCTTGCTCTCGGCTCGGACGGGGTCATGTACAACAGGCTGCTTGCCATGCAGTTCGCCGAGTCCATGCGCTGGCTCGTCAACCAGATCGAAATCGACCTGGCCGTCCGCGGGGCAACAAGCGCATCCCGCGCTTACGGTACCGCCGGCACCACGCCCTTCGGCACCGCCGGCGATCTGACGGACCTTGCCGGCCCGAACCGTATCCTCGACCAGAACGGTGCGTCCCAGATCGGCCGCACCATGATCGTCAACTCGGATTCCCGGTTCAACCTGGAAGGCAAGCAGTCGGTTCTCTTCAAGGCAAACGAAGCCGGTACCGATGGTCTGCTTCGCCGCCGCGAGATGCTCGACCTGCAGGGCTTCGGCATGGGCTTCTCCGCCGGTCTCAAGACCGTCACCAAGGGCACGGGCACCGGCTTCCTGGTCAACAACGGGGCAGGCTATCCGATCGGCGCGACTACGATCGTCGTGGACACTGGTACCGGCACCATCCTTGCTGGCGACATCGTCACCTTTGCGGGTGACGTCAACAAGTACGTCGTCAAGACGGCGCTGGCCGGCAACCAGATCGTTCTGCAGGGCCCCGGCCTCCTGCAGGCGGTCGCAGACAACGTGGCCATCACCATCGGCAACAACTATGCGCCGAACATTGCCTTCAGCCCGGATGGCCTCGTTCTGGCTGCTCGCGCGCCGGCGCTCCCGAACCAGGGCGACTCCGCCGATGACCGCACGACGGTGACCGACACGGTGTCCGGCCTCAACTTCGAGGTCTCGCTGTACAAGGAATACCGCCGCATCCGGTACGAAGTGGCGATGGCCTGGGGCACCGGGGCACCGAACCCCGAGCATATCGCCCTCCTGCTCGGCTAAGGCCGGCTGACAGTGGCGGGCTCTCGGGCCCGTCATCTCTTTCCCAACAGCAACAGGAGGCACCGCCATGCCCGATATCGAAACCGTTGCCGTCAAGAGCGGCGACAGCTACGCCATCATCAACAAGTCGGACTTCGATGAGAAGGTTCACAAGCCCTACAAGCCCGGCAAGGAGAAGACCGAAAAGAAAGAGGACAACGCTCGGGCCGATAAGGTCGAGCGCCTTAAGTCCGCCTTTTCGGATCACCTCGACACGCTGACGGATGATCAGTTGACGGAAGCACTTGAGCGCGTTGCTCAGGGTCCGGGCAACGACTTGACGCGCAATCCATCCGGCACGTTCTCCACTCCGACGCCGACCGACATCCGTTTCCCGGACAAGGACAAGACCGAGTTCGAGAACAATCACGGTGCCTTCGTCGGCAAGTCGGCGGCCGAGATCCGTGAGGCAGCACGTTTGCCGGACGCTCCCGGCGGTCTCGCTCCCGACCCGGTCCTCGCCGAACAGGTCGAAGACCAGAAGGAAGCCGAGGCTGACGACGCCAAGGAACGCGCCAAGGAAGCCGCGAAGCCGGCAAAGGCCAGCAAGTAACCTTCAGCGCATCAACGCCTCGCTGCGGACCAGCAGCGGGGCTTTCTCCCGACACTTCACGAGGTCGCCATGGCTGATACGGTCCGCGCAAATATCCCGGCAGACTTCGTGCTGCCCAAAGGCGACATTGTCAAAATCGTTGCCGATGCCAATTCGAACGGCAAAGCCTGGGTCTTGTCCGGTCACGGCACGAACTCGGTCATCACGTCCTTCGTGGTCTCGGCCGGCGCTACCATCACGATCGGCCCCTATAACCTGGCTCGCCGCATCCATGTCGAGTGCTATGCCGGCGCGCTCTCGTATGCGAACGGGGACAACATCAACGTCATGGGCATCACGCAGGCGGCGTATGACGCGCTGACCGTCAAGGATGCCAACACGCTCTATGTGATCACGGGCTGAGCCGATGAGCCCGACTTATCTTGGTGGGTCTGCTGTCACTCAGGCGTACCTAGGCGCCAGCGCCGCTGCGATCGCCCTAGGATCGGCCGGTGTGGTCCAGCCCGGTTATCTCACCGGCACACCGATGGCAACGTTGCCCTTGACGGTCACGGCCGGCTCGTACCCATTTGCACCGACCAGCTACAGCCGCCAGATGCAGGTGTCTGATGATGGCGTGAGCGGATGGGCAGACACGGGCGCACCTTTCGCCGGCACGTCTTTTGTTGTCGGCGCTGGCTTGGTCGGCAAATACCTGCGTCTAGTGGAAACGGCGACTGACGGCATTCTATCCATCACCACCACGACGGCCGCGCTTGGACCGGTCTCCGCATTCGTAGCATTGGCCGCAACTCCGGTGGCCACCGGCGAGCAACTGTGGGCGATCGGAGACAGCCAGTTGGGTTACAGCAGCTATCTCGGATCACCGGTCGGAGTTGGCGGAAACAACAACCCCACTTTGGCTTCGATGACGACCGGCTATGGCTTTGTTGCCTGGACGCAGGTCATGGAGCCACGCTTCCGGTTCGATACCTGGTATGACCCGGCAGATCCGCTCGGCCGAAACTTCCGCGGCGCCAACGAAGGATTGTTCGGGGATCATCTTCAGGCCAGGGGCAGCATGCCGGGCATTATCCCGCGCATCCCGGCGCTTGTCGCCCGGATGAGTGCGAACGGGGGCAAGGTTGTCTTCTTCAACGGTGGCGTGAACACTATTAGCTCTGACGACGATATCCATGTCGGAGACGTGCCCTTCACCATTCAGCAGATTGATCTTGGCCTTGCACTGCTCCGAAAGGCAGGCATCAATGTTGTGCTCCTGGTTCCGTACCCAGTGACGGCGTGGCCGGCTGGGGACAGGCGCTATGCAGTCCTGGCCGCGGTTCAGGCTTGGTGCCAGGCACAGGCCGGCCGGAGCGGCGTTACCGTATTGGATGCGAACGACATTCTCGCTCCCGGCGGAGCAGTTGACGCCACGATGATACGTGCGGACGGCTTCCACCTGACCTCGAAGGCCGCGATACGCGTCGCCAAGGAGAAGTTCGTTCCGATCATCCAGGCACTCTACAGCGCCGGATCGTACTTCGACCAAGATGTGACCGTGGCCAACCTGCTAACGGCCTCGCAAGTGAATATGGACGGGACTGGCGGGGCGGCAACAGGCGGCACCGCCAATATGCCTAATGGACCGAGCACAGGTGTGCCCACTGGCTACACCGTCACGCGCAACAGAAACTGTAGCATCGTCAATTCCATTGATGACTACGTCGCCGGCAAACATCGCCTCAACCTTGCGATCACACCTTATGCGGGGGACACCCCTCCGGCTGACAATGGTGAATACTTCGAGATCAGCATTGTCCCTCCGGCAGTGACAATCGCTACGGGCGAGCCGACGAAGTGGTATCAGAGCTGGTTCTTCTGCGAGATCGATGAGATGAAGGATATCAGCTTCATCGAGAGCCTTTACGGATTGTACGTCGGAACCAACACGGTCGTGCATCGCAGCCTTGGATTAAGCCGTGAAGCCTCTGGCGATTACGCGAAGCTGAACCTGACCGGTCCTTTGTCGTTCTGGCTCACTGCACCGGCAGTTTATAACCAAAGCGGAAACGCCACTATCAATGGGATGCGAGGCTCTCTGCGCCTTACCGGCAACAGGCGCGGATCACCTTTCAACTTCAGGATTAGCCGACCGATTGTTCGGCAGGTTTCAGATCCACGACCAGCATTGGGTTATTGACCCGCACCGCGCCCAATCACAGCTTCCGGCCAGCGCTATTTCCAAGTTCACGCTGGCCGAGGCGAAAAGCCTACGCCGTGGTAACGAGCCGTGCTCACGCATCGCCAGAGTGCGACGCTTGGCCCTGAAATGGTATCCGCGAAAGTACGGAGAAACGCAGTCTGATCCCCATCGCCAGCCACGCTTTGCGGGGAGACTGCCTCAGTAGATTGTGCGAGGAATCGGATCGTGCGGCTGGCAATCGGTTTGGGCGCCACGGGTCAACAGGATGCCCGACTGGTTCAAAATGCCGTCGGTGATTCTAGCGGCCACCGCAGTTTGCGCTTGCATGACCCGGGCCGACTGCAAATCCGTCTGAACATTAATTGCCCAGACGATGACGCCATCAACGCTTCGGACCAGCCTCGCTGAGGCCGAGAGGGAATCGCCCTCATTTTGAATCGTTCCTTCGAGGAAAAACGATTGAGAATTCGTCCGCACTTTGTATGCCATTCCGGTTTTGACAATGACTTTGTCGCATTTTACCAATCCGCTGATGATTTCATCCGTGAGGCCCACGGGCAGCAGAGCAGCAACGTCTCCAATCGTATCGAAGTCATCGACCCACACTACAGGTTCTGGCCCGGTGGTCGGTGGCCGCGCCTCGCTGCTCTCATAACCAGGCAGGAGCGCACAGATTATCAGAAGAGCAACCGCGGCCCACATGAAACGAGGACGCGAAAGCGTTTCCACCAAACTCTTGGCTGGTTCGAGAAGGGGCGGCGGATATGATGCGCTCGTGTCCGATCGAGTCGGCCCTTCATGATCGCGCGCAGGCGATCGCTTTGTAAAATGGGGAACATATGTGCCCCTGGGTATGTCGATCATAATCAGGTCTGCCCTGCCGGCGGTGAGATAATAACGTTCAAGCTCACTTCTCAAGCGCATCGCGGCGGACCTCACGCACGGGTCCGTTTGCGCGTCAAAATCGCTGCTACGTCCGAAGACATCCATTGCAACCGTGAATGCCTTGATACGATGTTCTCGACCAGCAAGGGTCTCATTGACAATGTACTCCAGAAACCTCACCAACCGATCCGGTACTTGGAAGTTTCCCTGTTGCACCAGTGTCGCCAATTGATCACGGACTTCGTCAACTGAAGGTGAGACTTTTGAGGCCTGTGACACTACCGCGTTCCGCAGCTCCAAACTCGTTACGGTGGTAAAATAACCTATCGCGACTAAAACGCGCGTAATTTACTGTAAATTCTTGCCTTGGCCTGCTGCTTTTCGATGGACTCCAGGCACACCCGATCATCATGCAGCGCCGTGGCGTAATGATATCCGCGAAAGCAAGGGAAAATTATTCTGGTGGGACCCCACCGCCCCATCATCATTTGCTTGGTGAAGCGGCGAAAGGGTATAAATTTATCGAAGGTAATCGCACGATCGATTCTGCGGGGCATTTATGGACGGTTCGACTGAGCCAAAAAAATCGCTGCTCGCAAGGCTCTTCTGGAGTCTAGTAGCTGCCTGGTATTTGCTTGGCCTTGTCTCGTCGTTTGTCTTGGCGATCGGATTGAATTTTATAGCGTCTACCGAGTGGGTCGCGGCGACGCATCACCTGCGCATGATTTTGGGACTCGCGTCCGTCCCACTTCTTGTCTGGGTCGTTTGGAAAGGCGGCGAAAAAGCTAAAGCGAGCGAAGCGTATCGGCTTTTTGTTGTCCTATTCAGCCCGTTTTTTGGTTACATTCTGGGAGGCAATATTCTCTTTATTTGGCCGTTACTGCTCCCGCTGATCGCAGGCCATGAAGTTGCGCTCCCGTTTACCGTACTGCGAGCAACCGATATCGGTGTAAAGTACTGCCATTCGCCAGTCATATTGGCAGACATGCCTTTTGCTGCCGATGGAGTGTGCCACGTCCCCGAGAGCATCAGAACTAGCCTGTCACCGGGCAGCCGCATCGTCGTACGAGGTTGGGGAACGCGTCTCGGGGTGTACGCGCGTGAATTGCGTCTGACGGACTGAACGGACATTCCTTCCGTCAAGGGCGTCGCAGGATTTAGCCTCCCCACCACCCCCTCGTCAAATGGAATAGGGCTCGCCACTCAATACAAAGACGAGCCCTTTTGCAGTTCGGCCAGCGCGCATCTGCAGCAGCGAAATATTTCTCTCTAATTTGGGATACAGACGTGTAATCAATATTTCCTGGAGTATGAATAACTATATGACTTCTTATAGTTTGCCTTGGACTATCGGTCCACTTCCCATCCTTTTGACCTTATGGTCGGCGTTCGTGTGCATCCAAACTTTCGCTCACAAGATGCCAATGAACGGAGCGCGGTTCGCTGCTGCTCTTGTATTCCCAGTCGGGTTAACGTCGGCTGCCTCGCAGATATTTTTCTCGGAGTACAATCAACTTCTATTACTGGTCGCCAATCAAGCTATAGGGTCAATGTTTTGCTTCGTATTTAGTCTAGTTGCGAACAATCGGCGCAGCGATGGTATGACCAACTCGAAGACAAAAGTAAAAAGCGTGAAGCTTGCTCAAAATGCATTTATATTGTTGTGTGTATATGTTGCAGTTAATGGCGCCATCACTCTAATTCCGTCGTCAGACAGTTGCACCATCGCCAAATGCTTCGTTCTCGAATCGGTATTTGGGCGGAGGGATCAGGTTTTTGCAATTCTTTACATGGTTAGTGTTTTTGAGAGCCTCGTTCTTGTGGCTCTTTTCTATATCTTTTTTCAAATATACGGCAATTTGCGCGGCGATGAATCCTTGCGAGACTTGTGAGCTAACTGGGGAGAGCTTGTATGGTTGATGTTTCGAGCGGAAGAAGATTGACTAGCTTGGGCGGCTTTGGCCTACCGTCAGCGAGTGATGTTAACAACGGGGCGACCCTAATCGGCCTTGGGATTGGAGTTCGGCAAGCCTACGGGGCGTATCAGATCATAGGAGTTTACAACTCCGCCGCGACCTACAGGCTGCCTAATATTGCTGCAAGGCGGATTGAAGCGGCGCAAAACCTCAATAGCGAACGCGCTAATACACAACCGAACGCCCCTTCTTCAATGAGGGGGTGGGCTATGTACTAAACCCCGCCTATTGCGTTATCGTTCATATGTGTCGCGGACGCCCTCGAGGATTTGAGTTTGTCCCTCAGCAAGAGGAGCAATACTGCAGATACGATGAAAGCCTGCGAGGCCAAATACACATACAAGATCCACCAGAACATAGCTCATCCCTTTCTCTCGCTTGGCGGGCTACATAGGACGGCAGATACTGAGGTAAACAGGGACGAAGGTCCGATGTACTGGCTGCCATTTGGGATCAGAGCAAAAGAGAAGCCGAAGAGGATAGCGGCCTTAAGGCGGATGAGCGCTCCGGCCGACGCCTTTTCCATCTCATCCTCTATCCTTCGATGAATGACCATCGCGGTTCGGAGAACGGCCAGCGCCTCAGATCGTAGTGGTCGCCGAAGTGTTTGAAGACTGCGGCTTCCTGGTCAGCCGTCAAGGTGTCCTCCGCAATGTTGGCGCCTAGATACGCCCTCAGCTCACGAAAGCCGAAAGAGCGCTCGTCCTGGTCACGCATCGCTTCGATGAAGCTGTCGAGCAGTTTCTTAAATTCGTCATTGGCTTCCATAGCCGGTATTTATTTCATCATGCCGGCAAAAAAAAGCCCGCCGAAGCGGGCTAGTAGGGAAGTCAGGATGGGCCGCACAGCGAGGGAAACACACACAGAGACAGAATTCGCCCCACGGCCCGCTAGCCATACTTCCGCGCGGAGAAATTGTTCCCAACGTCGTGCTTTTCCCCGCCGTCATTACGCCGCAGATCCATGCGGGGGATCGCGGAACATCCCCACGGATTGGTCGTTCATCTGCATGACATCGGACCTGAAAGAGCTCCTAGAAAAACTTCGTGATCCTCGGCGGGTTTATCCGGATTTGGAAGACGCCTCCGGGGCGAGCAAAATTGCCGATATTCTGGAGAATGCACTAGCTAATCAGGCACCGCCGAGCATTATTGATTTGCTTAAAGCAGCCGCGGAAAATGTACTCCGCAGATCTCAGATGAAGAACTGATTTGCATGCTTCCGCTCTATGCGTAAGCGGCGGGACGGTAGTTTCCATGCAAGTCGCCAATGATTGGTGAGAGCAGCCCAGGGATCGAAACAGAGGCGTATGCGATCGAGAATATCTCGCGCGCCCTAGTCGAGGCCTACACGTCTACGCAAGGAAAGGGCAAGAAGTGGCTTTGATCGTCGAAACAGGCGCCGGCCTGCCGAATGCCGATGCGCTGATCTCTGTCGAGTTCGCGGATACCTATCATCAGGGTTTCGGGAACACGTCCTGGACGGGCGATGAGACTGCAAAGGAAGGCGCCATTCGTCGAGCCACGGCCTTCATGAGCAATTCCTACTCGTGGCAAGGCAACCGGACGAAGGGCAGGGCGCAATCGCTCGCGTGGCCCCGGGCTGGCGTCGAAGATGCCGAGTGCTACGGCATTCCGATCGACCAGATCCCGATCGAGGTGAAGAACGCCACGGCAGAGGTAGCGCTTCGCGAGCTGGTATCGCCAGGCAGCATGAACCCGGACTTCACGGCGTCCGCCACCGTCAAACGCGAGAAGGTCGGGCAACTCGAAGTCGAATACGCCAATGCGTCGATCTCCGCCGATGCGCAGCGGCCTGTTCTGATGGCTGTCCGCGACATGATCGGCCAGTTCCTCAAGTCCGGCGGCGGTAACTCGCTGGTTGGCGAAGCGTATCGTGTATGAGCCAGATTCAAGCCTTCAATCGCGAGGGAGAGATTATTCTCCTCGACAACGGGGAAACTGTACCGATCACGAATTGGCTGGATGATGACGGCGACGAATGTCCGAAGGAAGAAGCCGTTGCAGTGGTGGCTGGCCCTGACGCGTCGAGCAAATGGTATGCAGTTGATTTGGCGGCCTTCGAGCCGGTGACGGTGAACTAATGGCGAACGCCCTTTACACCCGCCTGCAGGCCACTGCGCAGCGCCTGATCACCAAGTATGGGCAGGCCGGCAAGATCCGCCGCATCACGCCGCCCGATCCGGTGACGGGTGGAGATGGCACGCCGACCGACTACCCCTGCCGCATGTTTCCGGCCACCTATGACCGCCGCTACGTAGACGGCACGAACATTCTCGCCTCCGACAAGCAGCTTTACATCGGCTCGATTGGCATAGGCGTCTCGCCCAAGGTTGGAGACGTCGCGATCGGTGCCGACGGCACGGAATATCACATCGTCCATGACGATCCGAACAATTACGACGGCCAGGTCAATGTCGTCTTCATCTGCCAAGGAAGGACAGCCCCATGACGAACGTGCTCCTGCATCGCAGCTACAAGGCCCGCAAACCGGGCACCATCCTCGACATCCCGCAGGCGGAAGCGGATTCGCTCGAAACCCTCGGTATCGGTGAAATCCTCAAGGAAGAGCGGCCGGCTCCGAAGAAGGCCGCGAAGGGCTCTGACGCCGAATAATGGCAACCCTTCGCCAGCAGATCCTCGACCTCGTCGACAAGCTCTCGCCGACACTCGAAAAGGCGTTTCTCGACGCGATCGACGACATCAAGAGCGAGATCGTTCTGCGCGAGGTGGTGGCGAAGCTTGAGGCGAGGGACATCGAGGGCGCAGTCCGGGCGCTGCATATCGACCCGGCCGCTTTCCGTCCGCTGTCTGAAGCGCTGAGGCAGGCCTATGACGCCGGCGGTTTGCTGACGTCGCAGAACATGCCACGGCTAGCCGATGCGTTCGGAAACCGCATCGTCTTCCGCTGGGACGTGAGCAACCAGGGGGCAGAAGCGAACATCCGCAACCTGTCTTCGACGATGATCACGAATATCAGCGAGCAGACGGTCGCGGCGGCTCGGCAGACCATCGTCGAGGCCTATTCGCAAGGGGCGGGACCGAACAAGATCGCTCTTGACCTCGTCGGCCGAAAGTCGGCGACCACTGGCAAGCGCGAAGGCGGCATCATCGGCCTGAACGGGCCGCAGGCAGAGCTTATCGAGCGCACCCGCATCAATCTGCTGTCGGGCGACCCGGCGCTGATGCGGAAGTATCTGACGCTCAAGACGCGCGACAAGCGCCTCGACAAGGCCGTGCAGCGGGCGATCGCCGCCGGCAAGCCGCTGGACAAGGAAACACTCGACAAGGTGCTGAGGCGCCTGCGAGACCGAAACCTACGCCTTCGTGGCGAGACGATCGCCAGAACCGAGACTACGACCTCGGTCATGTCGGCAAAGCATGAGGCCTTCAATCAGGCGCTCGCGAAGTCGGGCAGGGATGCGACACTCGTCACCCGCAAGTGGCGTTCTGCCGGTGATAGCCGGGTCCGGCACACGCATCAGGTTCTGAACGCGCAAGAGGTGAGGGGCATGGATCAGGATTTTCAGTCTCCATCCGGTGCGCTCTTGCGCTTCCCAGGCGACACAGCGCTCGGCGCTGGACCGGACGAAATCATCGGCTGCCGGTGTGACGTCGAATACAATTTCGACTTCGCCGAAGCCTATGCCCGCTCGCGAGGCCGCTGATGTCGACTGAGGGGCTATCCTTTGCCGCCCAGGTATCAGAGTGGGCGAAGGCAGAGCTTGAGCGCGAGGAAGCCATCTTCCACGAGGCAGCCCAGGCCGTCGCCAATGAGGTCCGGACGCCAGTGGCAGAAGGCGGACGGATGCCGCTCAAGACTGGCAACCTTCGCCGCTCGCTGATGGCTTCGACCGCAGACATGCCGACGATCCGCGAGGGCAAGACAGAGTTTCAGGATAGCGGGATCGAACTCGTGATCGCAGGCTCACAGCTTGGCGACACGGTCTATTTGGGGTTCCAGGCAGCCTATGCCGCTCGCATGAATTACGGTTTCGTGGGCACGGACTCGCTCGGGCGAACCTATAACCAGACGGGATTCGGCTTCGTCGATGCGGTTGCTCAGCGCTGGCCGCAGATCGTCACTCAGGCTGAGGCGAAGGTTCGGAATCGCTTCGATCAAGCTTGACGCCCTCGCTTAGGGTCAGGAACGCCGTCTGGATGATCGTCAGGTCACGGATGGCCATCGAGAGCACGTCTTGAGCATGCTTCGTTCGAACGGTCTTGTTCAGCAACGACGCCAGCGCCTGGTGGAGCAGGTCATAGACTTCCTCGTCGCTGAGCGGTTTATCGGCCATGGGCCAGAGGTAACAGATGGCCGATACGGTTGAAATGAAAATCTATCAGGCGCTGCTCGTCCGGTGCCAGGAGTTCATTCCGCCGGCGGGCGTTACGATGGTGTTGCCGGGGTTGGCGTTCACGCCGACTGCCTCGAGCAAGTTCGTCAGCGTCGAGGTGCACTTCAACCGTTCGATCGAGACGGACCTGTCACTTGAGATGGACCCGATCCGGCAAGGCTTCATGCGCACCAACGTCATGTGGCCGAAAGGCTCGGCGATCGTCGACGGCTACAACCTCGCCGGCCAGCTTCGCGCGCACCTCCGCCGCGGCACGAAGCTCTTTCGCGTCGATACCCAAGTCCGCATCGATGAGGATCCGGAAATCGGCGTCCTCGTCACCGGTGAGACGCACCACAACATACCCGTCACCACGCGGTGGCTTTGTTATCCGCAAGTTCCGGCCTGATTGGCCTGCCTCATTGCACCTTAGGCAAGTGCGCGATCAGACATGAGAGGTTATCAACATGCCGCAGCTTTACCCGGTTGCAGGTGCCAAGATCTATATCGGCCCTGCCGTCAACACGGTTCCCGATGATGCCGACATCGATGCTACCGATTTCGCTTCAATCACATGGACTGAGCTCAAGGGCTGGCAGACCATGGGCGCCATCGGCGATGCCGCAACGCTCATCTCGGAGGACGTGATTTCCTCCGGCCGCACGCTGAAGGCAAAGGGCACGCGCAACGCCGGCTCGATGCAGAACAACTTCATCATCATGCCGAACGATCCCGGCCAGATCGCACTCATCGCGGCCGAGAACACGGATTTCAACTATCCGTTCAAGCTGGCGTTCGATGATGCCCCACCCGTCGCCTCGGGCGTGGCCACCATCACCATTGCCACGCCAGGCGTCATCACCTGGACGGGACACGGTCGACAGGTCAACGACCCCGTCAAGTTCTCGACCACTGGCGGCTTGCCGACTGGCTTTACCGCCGGCACGACGTACTATGTGAAGACGGTCACAGACGCCAACACGATCACGCTGTCCGCAACTCCGGGCGGCGCTGCCATCGCGACGACCGGCACGCAGTCGGGTGTCCACACGATCTCCACCGTTCCCGCCGGCACCACCAAGTTCTTCTATGGCATTGTCATGACGGCGCAGGAGAACGGCGGCGGCGCGAACACGGCTCGCCTGCTGCAGGGCAATGTCGAAATCAACAGCCCGGTTATCACCGTGGCTCCGGTAGGTGGCGCTTGATGACTACTGAAGCATTCGCCGACCTCTCCGGCCTCGAAGCCCTTATCCAGTCTCAGGAGCAGGGCATCGAGATCGATATCCTCAGCGAGCAGGGCAAGCCCATCGGTCTCAAGATCGGCTTTGTCGGCCCTGACAGTGACCGCATGCAAAAAGCCATGCGCGACGTAGCGGCTGAGTTCGCCAAGAAGGCCGCCGAGCGTTCCAGCCTTGACCCTGCCGCCGATGCCACAGACGACGCGGACGAGCGCATGATCGCTATCCTCGCCAAGTCAACCACGCACTGGACGCCCAACCCGAAGATTGGCGGGCAGGTCATTCCCTTCTCGGAAGAGAACGTCCGCAACCTCTATGCCAAGTTCAGGATCATCCGCGATCAGGTCGAGGTGAGGGCGGTCCGCCGGAGCTCTTTTACCAAAAGCTGATCGAGAGGCTTTGCCGCCTCATTGTCGATCAGCAGGAAGGCAAGAAAATCGCGGTGCCGGTGGCCGGAGAGCAGGTCTGGTATTGGTTTCGCGAGCTGGACTGTCAGAGGTCAGGGAACGGCTTTGGGATGAACCCTATCGGGTTTCAGGCTATCGGGGAGTGGTCACGTCTTCGCGGCGTGACGCTCCTTCAGTGGCAGATCGACGCCATCATAGCCATGGACCTGAAGCGTCGTGAAGTCGCTGCCCAAAAGGTCGTGGACAAGGACGAGCCCGAACACCAGCTATCCGAGCGTCCGCTCACCAGCCGACTTTTCGATGCAATTTTCCCCAACAAGCGCAAATGATCAGCGGGCTTGGAGGGCATCGACAACGTCTGATTGGCTAATGAAGCCGTTCAATGCGCAGTCCGTGAGAACCGTCACATCATCACCGCTTGCCTTGCCGTCTCGCACCTCACGCAGTTTGTCACGGCAGGCGGTTTCTGAAGCCAATCGCTTAGCTTCCGTTTTCTCGGTCCGCCGGTCGGCGCGATCAGCGGCAATGAAAATTCCCGCGGTACCGATGACCACCACGCAGGCTAGGGCGATCAGCGCTTTTTGCCATCCATTCATGCTCGTCTCCCCCGATTCCTTCGGGAAGATAGGTCCATTCTCAATCCAAGGTAAAGCCAGTGACGGAAGCAACCCTCGGGTTTAAGATCGACAGTTCGCAGGCATCGTCTGCGGCAGCCGACCTCGACCGACTGACGTCTGCTGCTGCCCGCACGCAACAGGCAGCCGATAAGCTCGAAACCGAGGCCGCTGCCCTCGGTGGCTCCCTGTCTCGCGCTGCTGATGGCGCCAGCAAGGCCGCTCCTCCCATGGAGCGTATGGCGAAGTCGCTGACTGATCAGGATGAGCATGTCCGCGCCTTCCGCATGGAGGTCGAACGCCTCACCCTCAAGTATCAGCCTCTCGCCCAGGCAACACGCAACTATGAGATCGCCATCGGCGAGATCGAGCGCGCTCACAAGATTGGGGCAATCAGTGCGCAGCAGATGCAGAAGGCACTTGACGGCGAGCGACTTGCTTACGAACGCCTAAAAACCTCCGCTATCTCTGCGGGACAGGCAATGAGTGCCGCCAACGCAAACCAGCGAAGAGGTGGCAATTATCAAACCGCCGGCATAACTGCGCAATTTCAAGACATCGCCGTCTCAGCAGCCTTCGGGAACCCGCTCCAGGTAGGTTTGCAGCAGGGTACTCAGTTGGGCGAAATCTTGAAGACCCTTAGAAAGGAAGGGGAAGAAACGAGCGGAGTGATGGACGGTCTAGCTGATGCAGCCACATCGCTCTTTGATCCTGTTGCACTGCTATCTATTGGTTTGACCACCGCGGCAGTCGCCGCCTACCAGTATTTTTTCAACGCCTCCGATGAAGCGGAAGAAGCAAAGCGACTATTTGAGGATCAGAACGATCAGATCCGCCGCGCTACTGAGCTTTGGGGAGATGCTGCGCCGGCCCTCAAAGCGTATGTCGATCAGTTGGACCGGGTAGATAAGCTCACGCAGGGCAAGCAGGCAGGCGAAATTCTTGCCGGTCGCGAGCTTGATGGTCTTTCCGAGAATCTGAATTCCATCCAGAAGCAGGGCGTTGCCGCCTTCCGTGCTCTGCAAGGCGACCCTAGCAATGCCGTGGTTATTCGCGACTTGCGCGAGGCGTGGGGCGATCTGCGCGATCGACTGGACGACGGCACAGCCTCAATGTCCGATCTGAACCGCGTCCAAGGCGAACTGGCCAACGCGGTTTCGCAGTATGGCGTTCCTGCCGTTCTCGATTTCAAGGATGCCTTCGACAAGGTCACGGAATCCATCTACCGCGGCGTCGAGGCGGCCCAGAAGGCACGCACGGAATGGATCAAAGCGATCGCCGGCGGCACCAACGTCCAGGACATCGTGTCCGGCTCGACGTTCACCGATGGTGGGCGCACCTTCCGGCCCTCAGATTTCGTCCCGTCGAACGTCCCGACACCAACCCGCCGACCTCTCGATCTCGACCAAGATCCGGGCGCACCCACGATCCTGAACAGCGACGGCCGGCTGACGAATGTTCCGGTACCCGGGCAGAAGCCGAATTTCTTCGAGATCGACGATCAGACTGACAAGGTCACCGATCTAGAAAAGGCGTACCGACGCGCGCAGGAAGCGAAGGCCGACTTCTGGCTGGATATCAGCTTCCAGCAGCGCCAGGTCGAGCGAAGCGCCATGGATCAGCAGGTTGCGACCACGCTGAACCACTATGGCTTCAATGAGGATCTGAAATCACCTGAAGCCGAGGCAATCCGTCGGCAGCTTCGTGGCCAGCAAGCCAAGGAGATTGCTACCGAGTTTGGAGATGCCTTCAGCAGTGAGCTAATCTCCGGAAGTCACAATATCGGAAAGGCTTTCTTGAAGGGCCTTGAAAGCACATTCCTCGCCGGCGCTTCTGACTTGTGGAAAAAGTTCTTCGACAGCATTGGCAACATGATCTTGGGCGCTTTCACCGGCGGCAAGGGCGGTGGCGCGGCTTCGTCTGACCTTGGCGGTTTGGCGACAGCCCTGCTCGGTGGCGCTGCCAACGACAACATGGGCAAAGCGTCGGTAACCCCCGTCACCCGAATGCCCCTCGGTAACATTGGGTCCTATGCCAACGCTATCAAGTCGATCGAGAGCGGCGGCAACTATGGCGCTCTTGGACCTCTGACGCGCACTGGTGACCGGGCATATGGTGCCTATCAAGTCATGGGCGCGAACATTCCTTCATGGACGAAGGGTGCAACCGGTAGCTCCCTGTCGCCAAGCGAGTTCCTTGGAAGTAAGGGTGCTCAGGATGCCGTCTTTGAAAAATACTTCGGTGCTTCGGTCTCGAAATACGGCAATCCGCAGGATGCAGCCTCTGTCTGGTTCACCGGCCGACCACTCGCGCAAGGAGCCGGTGCGGCAGATGTCCTTGGCACCACCGGCTCTGGCTATGTTGACGAGTTCAACAAGGCCCTGGGGTCGGCAACCGAGAACCTTGGCGGCTTTGGTAGTGGCCTCGGCAAGATCGGCGAGAGCCTTTCGACCAGCTTCTTTCCGTCCGCTCCCGCGGCATCTGGCGGCGGTGGCGGCGGCGGATTGTTCTCGTGGCTCGGCAGTCTCTTCGGCGGCTTCAAACCTATCGGAGCACAAGCGGGCCTCGCAGCATCCGGAAAGATCAGCGGTCTATTCGCCGACGGTACCAACTACGCGCCGGGCGGCCTGTCGATCGTCGGCGAGCGGGGTCCGGAACTGGTGAACCTGCCGCAGGGCTCTCAAGTCTTCAACACCAACCGCAGCGCCCAGATGATGGGCGCTGGCAATGACAACGGCTCGACATCGCCTCGCAAGCTGGAAGTCCACGTCCACGGCGGAAGCGGTGACGATCATGTCCGCGAGCTCGCTCGTCAGGGGGCTCAGGAAGCGCTCTACCAAGACAAGATCGACCAGGCGCGCGGCGGCTTCGGCAACACGCAGAAGAAATTCAATTCACGGGTGGGCTAAGGATGGCCGTTTATACCGATCAGCCGATGTTCCCTGTGGACTTCCTGAGGCCGAAGCAGGCGCGCTTCGATAACCCCGGCAGTGGCTTTGACGGCGGCGTCAACGGTGTTGGCGAGCCGATCAGCGTTGAGACATCGGGCGGCGGCATCATAACCGCCACCTATTCGGAGATGGTGCTCGAAGGCCCTGACGAGCGCTTCGAGGTGTTGAATTGGCTCGGCGCCCGTCTCAACGGCGGGTTCCGCTTCATCAACGTGCCGGTGGTCAACGACAAGATCGGGCCTTTCCCGGTCATCCGAGGCACACGCCGGCCTATCATCACCGGCATTCCGCATTCGGATGGTGCGCTCTTCTCGGACGGCTCCGGATATTCGCAGGCGACCGTCTATGGCGAAGTGACCGAGGACGCAGCCTTGAATGCCGGCGTCATCTCCATGCGGGTTTACGGGGCAGCCAGGGGCGTCTTCAGGTGGTCGGACTGGTTTTCGATTTACCACCCGGTCAAGGGCTGGCGCGTCTATCGCTCTTGGGAGCTGATTGACAAGACCGACGAGGAAAATCCCGTCTATCGGCTGGCGCTTGCACCTCCGCTTCGTGAAGCGGTGAGCGCTGGAACGCGCGTCGAATTGGCCCGCCCTCGCTGCGTGATGAAGCTTCCGAAGGGCGTCACGGTGCCGTGGGAATATTCCGGCTGGTACTCCTCGCGGCCGACGGTCCAGTTCACGGAAGCGTTCTGAATGGCCTACTCGGCTCAATATGTCCCGGCTGCGATCATCGAGGAGATGCGCGGCAGCCATCAGCTCGGCGTGTTCCTGCGCATCGACACGGACCCAGCGCTGCATATGTGGTTCGGCGTTAATGACGTGCCGATCGGATTCGATGGCATCGATCCGGACGGCACGGTCTATCTCGGAGGCGGGCGTCTGATTGGGGTTCCATCGCTCGAGGTGCTTGTGAACGGCACGTCGGATGCAGTGGACTTCTCGGTTTCCGGTATCGACCCGGCCACTGGCGCGAAGATGATCGATAGCATCCCACCGGTGCGCGGCAAGCTGGTGCAAGTCGGCTTGACGACGCTCGATCGCTACTATCAGCCGATGAGTAAGATCATCCCGATCTGGACCGGGGTGGCATCGCATCCGAAGGAGGCACGCCCGCCGATCCGGGAAGGAGAGACGGCAACGCTTTCGCTCAGCCTGGCAGTGGTTGCTGGTGAGAACACCAGGTCACGGCCTTCGAAGGTTCTCTGGTCGGACGCAATGCAGCGTTCGCTTTATCCGTCAGATGCATTCTGCGACGGCACGCCAAGGCTTGCCCGCGGCATCCAGCCTAAATGGCCGGTCTTTAGCTGAGGCTTCATGGACATCCATCATTTCCTTGCGCTTCCGCACCGGTTCCGATGGGGCGGGGTTGGCGGCGACGACTGCCTGACGTTCCCGGCTTCATGGGCGGCGCGCGTGACTGGCATAGACCCCGCCGATGAGTTCCGTGGCACCTACAGCACGCGCGAAGAAGCGCAGCGCATTCTCGACCGTCACGGCGGCAATTTCGCACTGATGGAGCGGCAGCTCGCCCCCATCAACGCCAAGCGGGTGCAAAGCCCCGATACGGGCGATATCGGCCTGATCCGGGCGATGACCGGCGAGACCACGGAGGATCAGGTAGAAGCCTTGATCGGCGCCATCCGCTTTGGGCCTCTGTGGGCCTGCATTCATCCTGCCGGCGTTCGCGCCACAAAGGCAGAATTCATCGCCGCATGGAGACTGTCCGCATGAGCCTCAAGGCGACCTATGAGAGCGTCCCGAGTGAGGCCGAGCACTATTTCGACAGCCATCGGTGGGAATGGCAGGATCGGTTTTTGCGTGGCAGCACAGCGCTCTATGACCCGATCTTCACCCCTCTGTTCACGACGCTGTTCACGTCGTTGGGCTTCTCTGCCGCGACGGCCGGCATCCTGGCAACGGGGGCCGCGGCAATCGCGACTACGGCTATCTCGATTGGCATCCAAGCTCTGCTCGCTCCGAAGCCTCCGAAGCCGGAAGACGGGAAGATCCCGAAGATCCAGTCCATCCCTTACCGCTGGTGGGGTGTGGGCCGTAACCGGATCGCAGGTGCATTCATGCTCTGGGAAGCGGTTGGCAAGAAGCTCTATGCCGTGCAGGCCATCGCCGGGCATCGGATCAAGTCGATCAACCGATATTGGCTGCACGACGATGAGGTAACGCTCGCGGGCAACAGCGAGATCAACCCGGGCACCAACTACAAAACCAATGTCATGATCCTGAGCCGCCTGGGTTTGGTGCCGGAGACGCCCTACACGATCATCTCCGGTGATTTGGCAGCATCGGGTGTTTGGACGCACAACCACCGCGGGGACGGTCAAGCCTCAATCGCCATGATCGCCACGAGCGACAAGGCAGAACGGCAGCAGAAGACGTTTCCTTATGGGCCGCCGCAGCTCTCGGTCGAGGCCGATATGGCCCTCTGCTGGGATTTTCGCGACGCGCTTCAAAACCCGGAGAACCCGGCAACGTGGCAATGGACCCGAAATGCCGCCGTCATCATGGCTTGGCATCAGTGCTTCAACGAGTTCGGACATCGTAGAGATTACCGGCGCGCGATCCTGCCGGTTCTCGACATGTGGCAGGAAGAGGCTGATGTCTGCGACGAGCTCGTTCCCCTGGCTGGAGGGGGATTCGAGCGGCGCTATGAATGCAACGGCTTCGACACCACAGAGAACGATCCCAAAGCCGCGACAAACGCGATTTTGTCGTCTTGCGACGGCTGGGTCTGCGAGCGAGGCGATGGCGCGCTCTTGTTCATCGTCGGGAAGTTTCGCGCGAAGTATCTGACGACGCTCACGGATGCGGACATCGTCGGTCACCAGATCGAATATGACGTCCTATTCGAGGACGAGTGCAATCGCCTTGTGCCGAAGTTCTGCTATCCGGAGATCGGCTATGCCACGTCCGACACGGATTTCTTCGAGGACACAGCTGCTCAGCTAACCTCTGGCCGCGTCCTGGCCCAGGAGGCGAACTATCAGTGGGTCCAACAGTGGCGACAAGCCAGAAGGCTCGGTATCCGCGATTGGCGGCGCCTTCAGCAGAAGGTGACGGGCCAGCTCAACGTCCGGCTCTCTGGCATCAATTCAGTTTATAGCCGGTGGGTCCGCCTCGTAACGCCGAACATGATCCCGAAACTGGACGGCAGGATTGTCGAAAACCGGAAATCGGTCCTGTCTCTGCTCCAGGGTGGCTTTGTGATGGATATCATGAGGCATCCCGACAACATCGATGCGTGGAACCCTGCGACCGATGAAGGCCGCCAGCCGTCGACACCGCCAAGAACGAGCCCCGCCGGCATTCTGACGCCGGTCATCAATCTCGTCCAGGCGCGACCGAACGGTGACAGCGTTTACGTCCGAGTCGTGATCATCGATCCGGCAGACACCAGTCTTATCCCGGTCGTGAGATATCGACTCGCCGATGCAGGTTCGGGCACGCCGGGGCCATGGATCGAACAACGGTTTCCAAATCCGGTTCCGGCTGGCGGTTTCATCGACATGAGCACGAACGTCGTGCCGTCGAACAAGCTTCTGGACGTGCAGGTGGCCTTCATCGCTTCCGATGGCGACTATGGTCCATGGTCCATAACCGCGAACGTCACATCGACAGTCGATCCGACCGGACCGGGCGTGCCGATCAATATGACGACGTCTAACGCCGCCGGGACCGTGACGGTTGGCGCCAAAGCCGCGAACGACAACACCCGATTCCTCATCTTCAAGCGGGGAACCACGTCTCAAAGCTTCGCTGCCGCGGCACTTATCGGCCAGTACAATGTGACCGCCAATCAAACGATTTCCCTGACCGACACGCCGGGCCTCGGGACATGGAAATACTGGTGCGGAGCCGAGAACGGCTCGGGCATCCCATCGGCCTCTCAGGCGTCCTCAACGATCACGATCTAATTAATCTTCCCCCTGGAGAACAACATGGCCTTTTCCCCTAACGCGGCGACTGTGTTCGCCGACGGGCCCTCCGCCAACCCGTATGAGCCAAGCAAAGATCAGATCAGATTGTTGCTAACGCAATACGAGACGATCCTGAATGCCGTTGGCGTAGGCGCTGGGTCGGAAGCGAAGGCGACGAAGGCGGAATTGTTCGCTGATCTCTCCTACGCTCCTGACCAGACAATCTGGGTCTACGCAGACCCGACGCCGGCAAACAATGGCATCTGGAGAAAGCTTGGAGCATCCGGCACGGGATCATTCATCTATGCCCTGCCACTGCCATTCTCCTTCATCCCTGCCTCTGATAGCGGCGAGGGGACGCCGAACGCCATAAAGGCCACATCCGCCCTCCCGATCGTCGATGGAATCCTTGTCATCCTCGACGTTGCAGAAGCGAACGACAGCAGCCCGGTAACGGTCCAGTTTAACGGAAGCACAGTGCTGACCGTGAAGACCAGCAGCGGGAACGACATCCTGGCTGGCGCCATCACGGGCGGCATGCAGGTTCTAGGCGTAAAATCCGGTAGCCAGTTCCGGCTCGCCAGCGATATCGCGAGCTCGGCTATTCAGGCGGCATCGGAAGCGGCTGCAGCTTTGTCAGCGGCGTGGGCGGAGGGAACTCTGCCGGGGGGCGCCCTCACCAGGTCAGCCAAGGAATGGGCGCTCGTCGCGCAAGGGGCGGTCACTTACAATCGCGCTTCGGCTCGAGGCGTAACCGGTACGGGCGCGCCGGCGAACGTCGGTCCTTACGACGTCGGCGTGGCGATCGGCAGCATTAACAACATCGACATCAAGCTCGGCGGTGTCATTCAGGACCACACCTCGTCGGTCTATACGATCAGCGGCAGCACCTTCACGTTCGTTGATGATCCGGGCGCTGGCATCCCGTGGGAGGCCGTGGTGCAGACGGAAGTCCGGGAGCTTGGTGCGCCTAGCGATGGAACGGTAGGCGAAGACATTCTCATCGACGGCGCTGTGACCGTCCCGAAGCTTGGCGAGGATGTGCTCTCGCTTATCGCTGGCACTACCAGCAGGGGAAACATCAACCCCGTTGTCAAAGGCTCGACCTCTTCTGGCACGGCAAACTATTCGACAGCCTTCGGCACTTACCGCCATGAAAACGGAATGGTCCATTTTTCTGTCGACTTGACGTGGACCGGAGCGACAGGCACCGGTGACATGCTTATCGATCTCGGCGACGTGCCTCTGCCAGCTAACCTCAACACTCCTGTTTCGATATCGGCTGCCAGCGTTGCTTATGCCGGCGACGAGTTGCAGGGCGTTTTGTTGGGGCACACCACCACGATTCTGATGCAGACGAGATATGCAAGCGGCTCCGGCACGACGGCGGTACCGGTGGACGCCGCCGGTACGCTGCGCATGTCAGGCAGCTATCCGTCCGATACCCACAGCGACATCTACTTCCACGGGGATAGCGTGACATACGCTATCCGACCTGGCGTTCTGGAGCATGATAGTTTTCGCCACAAGGTCCAGAACGCGCTGCGCTGGGCGCTGGGCGTCAACGGCGGGATCGGCGGGGAGAACGCGAGCGAGGGCGAGGCGCGCTTTGCGGCCGCTATCGCAAAATATAGTCCGCAAGTCGTGACCCTGATGTTCGGGATCAACGATTTCCACGATCCGCTACCGGTCGCCACTTTCAAGTCGAAGATGATTTCGATGGTGAATATGGCCCAGTCCGCCGGCATCAAGGTCACAGTTATCTCGTCGAACCAGACGCAAGAGTCCGATCTGATCGCCGGCTTCGGCCCGTACCTCACGGCGACACAAGAGGTCGGTGCGATGGCTGGCGTCGTCTACGTCCCGGTTTACGAAGCTTTCAACGCTATCCGATTGGCAAGCCCGACCGCCTTCGCGGCGCTCTTTGTAGACGCTGAGCATCCCGGTCCCCTCGGACACGACCTCATATTGGCAACCATTCTCGCAACGCCTGGCGCTTGCAAACCGTAAGGCATACCCATGACAAAGCTCACTCAGTCAATGATCGAGGACCTAACGGACATCGGCAAGCAGATCCTTTCTGCCGCCGATGACGAGGCCGTTCGGGTTCTGCTGGGCATCCCGGCGGATATTCCGATAATCACGCCATGGGTGTCGTATGCCCCCGTTTTCCAGGGGTTCGGCACGCCTGATCAGGTGTCGATGTTTCAGCGCCGTGTAGGAGACACACTCTTCATAAGAGGTCGTTTCCGCTCCCAGACGCCAACCGCTGTGCAGGCGCAGGTGTCTTGCGGACCGTCCGGGTCTCCGCTGGTCATAGATATCGCGAAAAATACTACTGGCTTCAGGGCGGGGGCCTGGTCGAGTGACGACGTAAGCCTACCAAGCGGCCAAGTCATTGCGTTCGGGAACGTGAACTATCTGGCCTTTTCCGTTCCCGGAACACCTGTGCTCGCCCAGAATGGCAACGCCATCCTCGCCACGACCAAGACGATGTTCATTGAGGCTTCGGTGCCGATTGTTGGCTGGTAGCCAGAGACCCAAGCATCTCCGGGCGATTGGAGTTGAGCCACTCAACGAGTTTTCGGCTCATCTCATCGCTGCCGAACTCGGAAAGGTGATTGTACTCGTCACGGAACAAGGGCTTGCCATCCTTGATGAAGGAGCAGGTAGCGCCGTCGCAAAATAGCGAATTGGGATCGAAGATCGCCACCTCCGGGTGTTTGGAGATGAGGTGGTCAACTAGAGGCTTCATCGTCTGCGTCAGCTCTTCAGCCTTCGAGATCGGAACTTCACAAGTTTCAGCCGGCGGCCGGAGCGGGCGAGCAAAACACGCCTTTATGAAATATTCAGATTTCATATGTGGCGTCAGCAGAACGACTTTGGCACCGTTAGCTTCTAGGAATGCAATCCGCTTCTCGACCGCAGAAATGTAGGCGGGCGTCGGCGGTGATCTCACAAGCCCGTCGAGGATCGCAAGCTTGATCGTCCCCTTGGCGATTATGCCGTTGATCATGTTCATCTGCTCGAACGCGTGGCGGGTGGTGCATGGGTTGAACTGATCGGCGTCGGGGCTGGCCTCGACGTCAGTCTCGTTCACCCAACCCGGCTCGCATGAGCCTATTGATAGAACAGACTGGCCCGCAAAGGCCGGATTCGAGACGACTCCCGGATAATGGTGATTGGCGTAGCTTGACCCGAGGATCAGGACTGTCGGATCGGCATCTTTGTTCGCCATGCAGAACCACCAGCCGTAATTTTCGGAACCGGCGAGAGGATAACGCTGTTTGCAGATGTCATTCGAAGTGAACTGCCATAGAGGCCCGACGAAGAGGGCTTGAGCGCCTTCAAGCCTCTGAATTGCAGGACGATCCGGAATGCCTTGCTTCAACATGACGGCGATGCCTGAAAATCCGACCAGCGCGAGCGCTATGGCTGACGCAATTGCCGGGACCGCCAGCCGGCCTCGATATCTGATTGGCCTTTCGATGAGCCGATATGTGGCGAAGGCTAGGACGACAGAAGCGACTACTGCCAACAGCCGCAGGCCGAGCGATGGCTCCTTTCCAAGGATGATTGCTGGAAAGCTCAACAACGGCCAATGCCAGAGGTAGAGTGGATAGCTTATCCGTCCGACGAACTGCATGGGACGAGCAGCCAACGCGAAGCGGTTAATTGCGGTTCTAGCCCCAGCAATGATGAGCAGGCAGGCACCGGCGACCGGATAGATAGCCGACGGGCCGGGGAAATGCCTGTTCTCCCGAACAAGAAGTACGGACCCGACAACGAGCGCGAGGCCGATCGCAGCCAGGACATCGCCCCGCCGCTCAATGAATGCTTCCGCGCGTTGGCTCCTGCTGGCCAAGATCATCGCGACCGCGCCACCGGCGAGCAGCTCCCAGAAGCGAGACTGAGGCAAGTAGAAAGCCGAATACTGATGAGTGCGGGTCAATGCGATGCAATAGATTAGGGAGGCCGCCCCGCAAATGCCGACCAAGGTGTTGCCGTAACGTTTGGCCTTGAGAGCGATCATCAGCATAAGAGGCCAAAGCAAATAGAACTGCTCTTCTATCCCGAGCGACCAGAGATGAAGCAGCGGCTTGAACTTTGCGGTGGCATCGAAGTAGCCGGCCTCGCCGAGCAACACGAGATTGGAGATGAAGCCAGAGCCGGCGGCAACGTGTTTCCCGACTTCAGCGTATTCGTCGGGCAGGAGCAGGAACCACCCTGCGACCAGAACGGCTAACATGACCGTGACGAGAGCCGGGAATATTCGCCGAGCTCGCTTTGCGTAAAACGTCAGAATATTGAAGCGTCCACCCACCATCTCGGCATGAATTATCGAGGTGATGAGGAACCCGGAGATCACGAAGAACACGTCCACGCCAACGAAGCCGCCTGGCAATGTGACCGGTAGCGCATGGTAGAGCACGACAGCAGCGACTGCGATAGCGCGAAGGCCGTCAATGTCTGGACGATATGCGCCCTTCGCGCCGCCTTCGATATTCCGCTGAAGCAATGACCGGACTCCGTTCCTTTCTAAGCTCCTAAGACGAAACATGATCGGACGGCAACCCAAAAGGGTGACCGGAAGCGATCAATATTCTTTTCATTGCAGACATCACTAATTGAGCGATCGAACTTCTTGCGCCCGTCTACCGAGGCCTTGTGGAGAAATCCGAGTATGCGGTATGTCTGCTCGGAATAGATGAAAGGTCATAATGCACTATCGCGCCGATATTGATGGGCTCCGAGCCGTAGCAGTGCTCGGTGTGCTTCTGTTCCACTTCTCGCTCGGGCCGTTCCCCGGTGGATTCACCGGCGTCGACATCTTCTTCGTCATCAGTGGATACCTGATCACAAAGCTGATCATCGATGACGTCGAGCATGGAAGGTTTTCGGCGAAGAGGTTCTACGTGCGGCGCATCCGCCGGCTGTTCCCGGCGCTAATCTTCACGCTACTGTGCTCGCTGGTGGCTGCGGCCTTCCTCTTCCCGCCAGAGGAGATGACGAGGTTTGGTGGATCACTGGCGGCGTCGGTCTTTTCGGTATCGAATATCCTGTTCTGGTCTGAACATGGCTATTTCGATGTCAGTTCGCATCTGAAGCCGCTGCTGCACACATGGTCATTGAGCGTCGAAGAGCAATTCTATCTCGTCTGGCCGTTCGCGCTGGTCTGGCTTCTCAGGTCTGGCCGGAGGCCGGCGGTGTTCGCTCTGGCGGTCATCTTTATTGTCAGCCTCGGCGCTAACCTGGCGCTCGAGCCGTATCAGTCGACCTTGTTCTATCTGTCGCCATTCCGGTTCTTCGAGTTTGCGATCGGAGCCGGTCTAGTTTTCCTGCCGGCGGCAAGGTCGAATGGAGCGATGGAGCTCGCTCTGGTGGTCGGCCTGGCAATGATCACCTATGCCTATCGGTATTTCTCGGAAGCAACGCTATTCCCATCTTATCCGGCTCTGTTGCCTACCGTTGGCGCGGCTCTGGTGATTTGGGGAGGTCAAGCCAAGTGGTCCGGCGTGTTGCTCCGAAACAAGGCTGCGGTCGCGGTCGGGCTTATCAGCTATTCGCTCTATCTCGCGCACTGGCCCTTGCTCGTGTTTTGGCAGTACATCCGGGTGGAGCCGTTGTTCCATCATGAGCGCGTCTGGCTGTTGGCTCTGACATTCGTGATAGCCATCGGCATGTATTTTTGCATCGAACGACCCTTCAGGGCTCGCGGCGTCTCCGGCTATACGATGTTGCCGCGGATCTATATCCGAAGCGCCATAACCGCGGCACTCGTGGTGACCGCTATCGGTCTGCAGATTCAGGTGTCGCGCGGATGGCTCTGGAGGCTTGGCGAGCGAGGGGCATTCATTGGGCAGTTCGTCGCAGGCGATCGCATCGCGGACGGGAAATACGGCGGCGATGCATGTAAGAAGCCACCCTGCAGCACCTCGAAGGAACGCCGCGCACCAGATGTCGTTTTCATCGGGGATTCCCATTCGCGGCAATATTTTCTCGGTGCGAAGGAGGTGCTGGCGGGGCTGAAGGTTGATTTCTACGAGTTCAGCAGCTGCCAGTTCTATTCACCGGAATACACAAGGGACTATACCGGATTTACTGACCCGGTTCTTTACGATCGCGGATGCCGCAAGGCTAGGGAGAACGCTTTCAAGGCCGTCAAGAACGCCCCTAACGCGCTGGTCGTGCTCGGCGAGTATTGGGATCCGATGGCCATGGTTTCGGAGGCCGGCGGCGCCTCCGTTCCGGTGACGTCGCCAGAAGCCTACTATCAATTCGTCGGCGCAGAGGTAGCCAAGCTACAGCAGGGGTTTGGCGGTCGCCAGATGATCGTGCTCGGAAGCGTCCCGACATCAGGCGGCGTAGGAGCGCCACTGAGCTGCTACGGGAATCTGTATCATATAGATCCAGGATGCTCCGTGCAGCCGATCTCCAACCCGGTTATCTCGCAGAGAGCAAAAACTAACGAGCTGCTGAAAGCTAACTTGCCGTCGACGGTCACCTTCGTCGACCCTTTCGGAGCGCTTTGCAAGGACGGTCAATGCGCGCTCATTACTGATGGGCCGATCTATTCCGACAATACGCACCTGTCAGGCCTCGGAGCCAAGACGGTGATGGCCGACATCGCTCCCCTGATGAGGACGATCGGCTCACAAGCCAGCAGATAAAATACCACAGGATTGGTTCAATCCGGCGAGGCGTTACCGCTGTGGTCAGCTAAAGGCGAGCACCGGCGCCGTGACGACTGCCAGAACAATCATAGAAGCGAGAGCAAATTTGATACGGCGAGTACGTCTGCTGCGCACGCCGGTCCAGTCATAGGCCATAACCGAAGATCCTCATGATCACCCGCGAGAATGCTCGCGTCATTTGATTCCTGCAAGCGGATGAATCGATCGCGAAGCTTGCGCGAAACTTTCCCAACATCGGAGACTTCCCATGAACTCGATGCGCACCAGCGCTGCGGGCCGCAAGGCTATTGCGCAGCGTGAAGGCAATAAGCTCGTCGCCTATCTCGACAGCGTCGGAATCTGGACCGTTGGCGTAGGCCACACCACGGCGGCCGGCCCGCCAGCAGTCAAGAAGGGGACGAAGATCACCGCGGCTCAGTCCGATCAGATCCTCACCCGCGACCTGGCGGCAGTCGAGGACAGCATCAACAACGTCGTGAAGGTTCCGCTCACTCAAAGCCAGTTCGACGCTCTTGTGTCTCTGGTCTTCAACATCGGGGGCATGGCCTTCTCGAAATCCACGCTGCTCCGAAAGCTGAACGCCCGCGACTATCAGGGCGCGGCCAGCCAGTTCCTCGTTTGGAACAAGGGAACGGTGAACGGCAAGAAGGTGGCTATCGCCGGTCTCTCCGCGCGCCGGAAGCAGGAGCAGGCGCAGTTCCTTTCCGAAGGTGCGCCATCTGCTCCCGTGGCTGCTCTGGCCGTTCCTACCGGCAGGACCGACACGACAACGGCCGAGATCGTTCAGCGCAAGCTTTTCGAGAAGGGCTATACCGAAGTCGGCAGCCGCCGTGCCGACGGTTCCTTCGACGGTGAGATGGGCAAGATGACGCGCGGCGCGATTACTGTCTTTCGGCAGGAGAACGATCTCCCGCCCGGCGACTTCATCGACCAGCAGCTTCTTGATGCTCTCGATACGGCACCAGCGCGCAAGCTCGCCCGCAACGACGCGTCGGCCCAGACCGTGCGCCAGGCCGTGCCGGAAGTAAGGTCGAACTGGATGATGAAGATCGGGGCGCTCGTCACGGCGGGCATCTCCAGCGCCGGCGCATTCTTCGATGGCATCGTCGCCAATCTCGGGATTGCTCGAGGCTATGTCGACAACGTCAAGGACTATGCGTCTGACGTTCCGGGTTATGTCTGGATGGGAGCGGTGGTTGCTGTTGCCGGCGGCGTCTATCTGGTCGCTCGCCACGGTGAGAAGAAAGGCGTCGAAGCCTTCCAGTCCGGAGAGCGCCGGTGACCATCGGGACGCTGCTCAAGCTAGCGCTCGGCGCTCTGGCGGCCTCGGGCATCGCCTTTCTGGTCGGCTACGGCTTCGGATACTCCGGCGGCCGATCAGACGTCTATGCCGACCTTCAAGCCAGCCGTGTTCAAATCCTCAAAGATGGGAAGAAGATCGATGCGAAAGCACTTGCTGCTGATGATCCCGGCCTTTGCGCTATGCTCGGCGGGTGCGAGCTGCCAGACGGCCAAGGTAACTGAACCTTGCGACGTCCTGGTCGCGATCAATCCGAAGCCGGCGACGAACAGCTACCTTATCGCAAATGACCGGCAAGCGGCTGTTTCGATCGCTCAGCACCGCGGTCGGTACGCGTTTTATCGGTGCGGCGGGGCTTAGCCTTCCTGTCGTCGTCAGGCGAAATCGCGAGCCCGGCATCATGGGCGGCATCGACAAAGGCCGTGCGGGCTCTATCACCGCTGCCACCGACCGTGGCGTCCATGCAGGCGCTCATAGCCCGGCTGAATTTGGGAGATGACCTATCCGGCCATCTGTCGCTCATGAGCATCCCCATGAGGTCCTCGACAGTGGCGCCGAGCCGGCGCGGGCCATTATCCCCCACCTGAACGATCATTGGTTTGATTGGAACTCCGGTCGCGGCGTTCATCGCTAAACCTCACGCATTACTGATTCGCGACTCAACAGATGCGCACGTGATTCGTTCCGTCAATAACCCTTCCGGGCGACCTCGCGTCATAAGTAATCCAGGGCGCTTTGGCGCCAACAGCATCGCATCGAAACGAACAGGCGGACGATGACTTCCAATGACGATATCCTTCGGGCGCTTGGTCGCGTCGAAGAGGGCGTGAAGCGTATACGAGAGGATTTTCAGGAGGAGAAGCACAACGCTCATGAAAGCAGGGCGGTCATTCACGCCAGGCTCGATAGCCAGGCCAAACAGATCGGCCATCTCGATACCACGGTAGCGATCAGTGGCGGAGTTGATGCACAGATCCGGGAGGAGATCAAAGCCCTCAAGGAAACCGTGGACCGCAACCATGCTGCCGTCCAGCCTGCCTTGGAGGAGTGGAAACGAATGAAGACGCTCGGGGTAGGGATCTCAGGGCTGATAGCATTCGCCGGCCTAACGATCGGCGGCATTGTCGCCTATATCGGGGACGGTACGGTCTCTGCCATCCGCCATTGGCTAAAGATCAATTAGCTCGCCGATCTCCATGCGGCGGCCAGCCCCGGTAATATAGCGGCTGGTGCTCCCGGCAATACCAGAGGGTGATCGCCTTGCTCTCCTCGAAGCCGTAGCATCCCCATTTCTTGCACCTCGACCCGTCAGGCCCTTCGTGGTCACAATAGTGCTCGACAATCACGTTGGCACCGGGCGCCGTTGAATGGCCTTCGTTGCTCATCCCGCGTCATCCGCCGTCATAAACCGTGCATCTCTTTCAGTTTGGCGTAATGCTCTTCGACCATCTTTGACGCCTCCCCCGCTAGGCGGACCACCTGCTCGAATGCATCGCTATCGCCGGCGCTGCATCAACGCTTGGCAAATTTGAGCAATCTGCTGTGCACATTCGCTTGGCGTGTCACAAGCTCACCAACCTTGTCCACGAGGCCATCGGGTATTTCGATAGCCGTGAGAAAACCTTGAGTAACCGACTGAATTTCCGCGCCGATGTCGTTTGCCTCCTCGATTAACGCGCGCACTTCGTGCTCATTTTCCGGATTGATTATAATCGTCGCCATACAGTACTCTCTCTTTTGTCGGAATTGTCCTATAGACGCCTGCATCGAGCAAATGATGGTAATAAAAAAGGCCCGCACACGGGCCTTCTCCTTTTTGTGCGAAGTGCGATTACGCAGCTGGTCTAAGCTGACTTGTGTTTAACGGTGATTTCTCCGCCTCGAACTGAATTACCTCGCCGATCGGCATCGCGAACGCGCGGAGCTTCGCCGGAACCTTCCCACCTAGTTTCCACATTGCAACCGCGATGATTGCCAGCCAGAATGTCAGTGGAGACTTGCCTATCATCATAAAGGCAATTGCAAACTGCGCCCTGGCGATGCATCTAGCCACTTCCGACCGCGTCTTCTGGTCTCGGATAGATGACAGAGCGGAAGCCATATGGCTGCGCCCCCTAATGCCGCTGCCGTACTGACGAGAGATGTAAATACTCGTGAAAATGAAATTCAACAGGGTCAACTCGTGAGCAAATCGGATCAGCTGTTCGAGAGATGACCTAATCGCACGATACTCGTGCGACCTGAAATCAAGTTTCCCCTCTTGTGCCAAATCGAATATATGGTCTCGGCTCTCAAATGCGATTTGCCTCGCGTAGGCCGTCACCAGCTCCTGCCAAGGTCCGAAGAAAATTGCGCCAATAAGCATGAGAACGATAATCGTTAATACCGCGTCAAAATTCATCAGGGCCTCCTATCCCGTGGATGCGTTTTACCGGTACGCGTTAACCCACTAGTCGAACGGTTTGGATCGACTTTTGTTTCAAAGTCCTTGATCCTATCTTGCAGAGACTGCGTCTTGCGCTGTCGCAGCATTCTTTCTGCTACTGCCCACGTTGCGGCCGCGCCAGCAAGGCCCAAAGTGACTACAAACTTAATATCTGCCAAAAAGTTTAACGCAAAAGAAACGGCCGTTTCCTTCCCAGCGAATGGAGCCATGCCTTGCGCGAAGAAGTAAAAACACACGCAAAACGCTGCTGCTTTTATGAATGTCCGAACGGTTCGATAAAACTGCTGAACGGACGCCATTTCCACTGCCGGATTTGACTTCGACCTGACACCTGGCACAACTGACTTCCCCATGATTCCCCCACTCAACCGAGGGGCATATAGAAACATGGGAAAAAACTTTGCAATACAACCTTGAGCGAAGCTGTACGTTTATTTAGCAACTTCTCGGCTTTTTTGCACCTGTTCCTTCGTATACTGGCTCATCCAGGTATCTTCGTGGAGCTTACGAAGCTTGTCGTAATGCTCTTCAACCTACCGCGAGGCCTCCCGCGCGGTCGCTGCCCACCCCTGCTGCGGCATGATGCGCTGACACACCCACGAGGCAAAGCCGCCGTTCCAGCGCCATAAGTGCTCTTTGCCAGAGGTCGTAGTGTCGACCTGGATGCGGCCGAATAGTTCCTCAGCATCATACCCCGAGAAGTCCTGCTTATTTTCACCGGGCCAGGTCTCGCGCCATTGGTGCCGCGGTTTGTATTCGTCATCACTGCAGGTTTCGGCGTCCATTGATCCGGTCGCTCTGGATTCTGAGTGACGCGCTCAAGACCACCATTCCCAAGACTTCGCTGAACTCTTCCGTGCTCGGCCCGCCTGATGACCACCGCTGGATAGGTTCGCCAGCGACAGACATCAGCAGTTCGGCCGCGGCAGGTGTGCGGTAAGCGGCAATCTGCCAACGGTTTTCTCGATCGAGAAAGCGCCAGCGTACGACCTGCTTGGTTGGCAGGCGAATTTCATCGAAGCGTTTCATGGGGGTCGCTAGGTGACAGGGTTACGATAATAGCGGGGCCGCGCAGCGCTCTATGGTGTCGAAACAAGGAGGACCGCGCGGCCCGCTCACCTTGCAAGGTGTTCTTATTATGTTCTCGTTTTTGCAGGAGTCAAGCGCAGCGTGAAATTTTGAGATCGACTTGACAAAATCTGTCGTCGCCAGAGATGTTCAGGTCTCTGGGAGCTGAGGGTTTGGCCGTGTGTAATCTCTATCGCATGGAAGACAAAGACTGGGTTCGAAAGTGGGCGCTGGATGTCGAAAGCCTAATCAACCCCATGCCGGCCTATCAGATGAACCCCGGCCAGATGGGGCCGATCGTCCGCAATACCCCTGACGGACGAAAGCAACTCGCCCATGCGCGGTGGGGAGTGCCGTCGCCGCCTCGCGTGATCCAGGAGGCTGCCGAGAAGCGAGCGGAGGGATTGCGCAAGAAAGGTAAGCCGGTCGACATGGACCATCTCATCAAGATGGAGCCGGACAAGGGCACGACCAACATTCGGACCCTCACCCTCAAACATTGGCTACAGTGGTTCGGCGTCGAGAACAGATGTATCGTGCCGGTCACGAGCTTCGCTGAACCGGACCCTTTGAACAAGCAGGAAGGCGGCGCGACGCCGAACGCCTGGTTCGCGCGCGACGAAAGCAAGCCGCTGATGTTCTTTGCCGGCGTCCATGTCCCGCAGTGGCAGAGCGTGCGTAAGGTCAAGGACGGTCTGACGACCGACGATCTCTATGCGTTCCTGACGACCAAACCCAACGCCGTCGTCGAGCCGATCCATCAGAAAGCGATGCCCGTGCTCCTGTTGACGCAGGAGGAGGTGGACGTGTGGATGAACGCGCCATGGGAGGAGGCGAGGGCTCTCGCCCGCCCGCTTCCCGACGATGCGATCATGGTGACGTCGAGGGAAGCATACGGATCGAGCATCATATCCAAGGCCGGTGAAGAGACGCAGCCGAGCCTGCTATAAAAAACCCTTCCGCTTTAGCACTTTCAAAGCCGCCTCGACCTCAGCGTTGGCTTCCATCATCAGCGCCTCGTTGTCAGCAAGCTCAATGAGCGCAACCAGAACCTCTCCGGATCCCCATCCGGCGCTCACGGCACGGTCCACGAGCTCCTGAAACTCGACGTGAAGTGCGTCCTGGCACCGAATAAAGCGATCGGGATCTTTTTCGGGAACGGTCGGCGGTGGGATCTTGCTCATGGGGCATGATCTGGAGTCGTTGCCCATCGTGTCAATAGACGGCATTTTAAGCATTTGCTGATGGAGTGGTCCC